TGAATTAATTTTTTTAAAAGTTGAGAGTCTTTCTTCTAAGGCAGAGTTAGTATTTTGTTCATTTGTCTCTGGCATAATATCTCTCCTTAATTATAAAATATTAATTTACGCTTTCTACCCTTACGTTTATAAGTACGAGAGTATTCGTCCTCTAATTCTTTAATTCTCCAAAGTCCATAGGAAAGTGCAGAGAACTTATCCTTTGGTTTATGAGCATTAATACGTTCAACAGTAACTTCTACCGTATTTGGTTTTAAACGTAAATTAGCCATTTCATCAAAAAGTTTAGTAGTAAGAGTATGTGGCATTAGACGCTCGATACGTTGATTGGGCGTCATCTTTTGTCCAACTTTCGTTGCTAATAATGCGCTTTTTGCTTCTTGTTCTTTAATTAAAAAACGTACTTTTCCACTGTTAATTCTTGTATAAGCATTACCATTGATAGCTGAAATTGGAGTCGCCGGAGAGCCATCATTTTTCTTAATACTACTATTACCAGCTTTCATACCAATTAATATATTAATGGCATTACTTGGCTGTATCCTTTGATAGTTTCTATCATTTTTAAATCCATAAGCTGGATATACCTTACCATTTCCAGCATAAGTTTCTTTAATCATCTCGTCTGCCAAGCCCACGCCTAGTCCATTCGTATCTATAACGACTTCGCGAGGATTATAAAGAGCAATAAGCTCTTTTAAATCTGCGGCTTGCGCTGAGAATGTTTTTGTTTCTGGAGTTAATCCTAAAACGATAAGGTTGACTAAAGTAGAATAAAAGTATCCACTACTTTCTTGGATATTAACTCTCCATACACAAACGACTGTTTGGTCTGAGAGTCTACCTACGTCCGTCGATAATAAGTAAAATTCGTTGGGGTTATGTCTATTAATTGCACGCTTCTCTGGATTTTTTATTGTCCTATATCTGCTCAATTTATCAAAGTTAAACCAAGATTCGCTGCTGCCGCCGCCCCAAATTGACATATATTCTGATGCGAATGACTGCTCACTATAAGATGGTGACATTTTAAGATTATTAATATAAAGTCTATCTAATAAACCGTGCATAACTGGGATTCTATAATCACAGCCAAAAACAAAAGAATCTTGCGGGTTCATAATTGAATTTTCAAAAAAGTCTTTTAATTTATCGTAAGCAAAAGTTGCTTTTGAACCTGCGGATGTCATACAAATAACTTGACGATTTGGTTCTCTTGGGTTTACTGTGCCGTCTGGCTCTCTCCTAGATACATTTAAAAGCGGCAAAACAACTTCATTAATTTCTACCTCATCGTGGTCACGAATCTCGTCTATTAATCCCCCGTGCCTTCTTCCACCACGAGTACTATCTAAGGCACCTACAACATCAAACTGGCTCCCGTTTCTAAATTTTAATGTAACGTAGTCTTTTCCGAAATTACCTGGAGTATCACTAATATGACCCCCGATTATTTCTTTCCTAATCAATGGAAAAAGGTCATAAATTTCTAGAATCTTCTCTCTTGCAATTTGTGCCGCTTGGTTCTTATTAGGCGCGCAGATAAATCTTTTTGTTTTTGGAATAAATATACACTGGAGTATCATTCCCATAATCGAGATAAAGCTTTTGCTGAACGCGCGACATGCGGTAATATACACCTCTTTGTATCTCATGACCGCGCGCAGTACAATTCTTTGGTAGAAATATAAATCAAAAGAACTATCGGTAGGTTTGATTAAGTCTAAAAATAAATCTGGATACATTATAAAGTAATCAAAATAATCCCTAAGTAGTTGCTCGTTTTCTTCTAAAAAAGCAGGAGTAAGAATTACCCCTTTCGAGAGCGGCACATTTTCTCTTAATGTAACTTCTACTTTTTCTAAAGCCTCATTAATCTTTGTTTCAATTAAATTTTTCTTCTCTTTCAAACGAATACCTCCTTAAATTTCCGCGGAAAACTCATTAGGTATACCAGCCATTAAATCTTCATATCCGTCATTATCAAAGTTATCCATATCTTCATAATCTCTATTAAGTCCATACTCGTCGTCTTCTTTATATGTATTATTCTTCTCGTATTCTTGTAATTCTTTCAAGGACTCAATGCGACGACTAATTTCATCACCAATATTACTCTCATTAACATAAAGGCGTTGATTGAAATTCTGAATATTCTTTATCGTACTATCAACAATATCCCTTGTAACTCCATCATAGTAATGTGGTTTAAAGCCTCTCTTCGTCAACCAAACAACTAGCTCGCCCGCTGAGTCAAAGTCACTAGCGTTCTTCGCATTCTTTGGAGTAAATTCTGCCGCCTTTACTAACTTATCATAGGAATTTAAAAGTTTGTCGAAGTCAGAACCTTCTTGAATTTTTTTGTCGATTTCCAATGACATACGGCAAATTTTTAAGGCTTGGTCTTTCTGTAAAGAACTATTAATATTTTGAGTTGTGTTAATGCCCGCGTAGAGATTTTCTAGGTAGTGTAAGTCTTCCTTACAATATGGTCCCCACTTCTCTTGAAGTTTTCTAATGTGTTCTTCCGCTACCAAGGGTAGTTCTTCCTCTATCATACCGACTTCCTTTAATTTCTTAAATTCCTGGAAATACTGCCCCCAATCCAATCCTTCATATTCATCGCTTAGAAAAGCCTCAGCATATTTAGAAAAAGCTTGGTCGCCCGCTAATTCTCTAAAGTGCTCAAACTCTTTTGGAATAAAAGGAATATCAGCATATTGGCAAAACTTATTAATAATCTCCCAACTAAAATCTTCCTCTTTTAATAACTTCGCCATACAGTCATTGCACATTGGAAGGTATCCATCTGGATAGAAGCGGGATTTAGTTCTAGTATAATTGTCTGCTCCGAATGTACCGGCGCATTGTGTACACGTCTTAAAGACAAAACCACTTGGTTTTTTAACTTTTGGTTGAATACCCATTATTCCTCACTTCCTTTTCCTTTCTTTTCCGTTTTTGCGCTCTTAACAATTTGAATAAGATTTTTCTTTTGGCGCGTAGTGAGATTTTGGAAAGATTCTAGAACTTCGCCAAAGATAAGGTAAGCATCCTTGGGAGTAGTTGAAATCTTAAAACGAGTTTCTCCTTCCTCAATAATTTTGGTGAGTTTCTTCTTGAGTTCGAGAGCGGTTTTTTCTTCTTCTGTTCCTTCCTCTAAAATTTTTCGCTCCGCCGCTAAATCTTTTTCTTCTTCCTCTTTCGTATATTCTATTTTTTCTTCTGTTATAATAGGAATATTGAGAAAGCACGCGACGCCTAAAAAGCTAAGCTCGTCTAACTCTAAAATTCCCTTTAAAAAGCTATCAAAAAGTTTTTGTTCTTTCTTCTTTCTTTCTAATACTTTCATAATACTATTTTGTTTCCTCCTTCTTTTTTCCTCCCCTAATCTCTTTCTCACAACTCTTACAACGATTTGAGAATCCGTCTTTCGCTCTTCCTTTCCTCATAAAAAAGTTTGAATCGAGAAGGAGCGTTCTGCCGCAGCGCGCGCAAGTTTTGAAATTTTCGGGGAAGAAAATATTTCCTATGACTAAGTAATGAAGTTCTGCCGCTTCGTTAATTTTTTTGATGATTTGTTGACGAAAAATTGTTGAAATATAGTTGACGGTATAAGAGCGTGAGTATTTTTCGTTAATAAAGTCTGCGATTTTTTGGTTTGGATATTTTTTGATTTTAAGAGAGAGAATATCTCGGTGAATTGGCGTTAAGTCCGCCATACTAATATAGAAGTTGAGAGTGTCGAGAAGTTCTTGACTAAGGCCTTCGACTTGTGGGGTTTGGGCGGAGTCCTCGATATCGTAGTAGGAAAGAAAAAGTTGGTAAACGTGTTCGAGTTCTCGAAAATCGAAGAAAAGAGGATTTTCTTTCTCGTTGCGCGACCAGTAGATTTGGGAAATAGAGGCTAGTTCTTTTTCGGAGAAAGACTTGGGGTCAAGGTTATGGAAATCGGAAAAGAGTTTTTTTGAGGTTTGGTCTTTCTTTTGAAAGATGCCAAGTGGATAGACTGGGATATCGTAATCGAAAGTTAGGAACTCGGGATGGAATTGAGGTTGCGGAAGAATTGATTGGAGAGGTTCAGAGTAGGAATCGCGAAGAGAGAATTGTTCTCGGCGCTTTTCTACGAGAAGGTGGCGAAGTTTAAGATATTGGAAAGGATTAAGGGACTTGGCGCGAAGTTCAAGTTTTTCTTTTTCCTCGTCGGAAAAACGAGAAAGAAGTTCAGAACGGGGAGGAGTCTTTCTCTTCCCACTCTTAATATCGTAGTAGTTTAGGAGAAGATCGAGAGAGTCGATTTCTAGAAAGAGTTCGGAGAATTTTTCTTTTAGGGGAGTGGGAGCTTTTAAGAGAGCTTCCTCTCGATTAAAGGTTTCTTTCTTAATTTTGAGTGGGGGAGAAGAAGGAGATAGGATTACTTGTTCGTTAAAAGTTGGGGTTTCGAGAAGAGCGTCTAAAGATTCTTCTTCGTTCTTTCTATTCCAAGTCTTATTTTTAGTTTCGATATTAATTTCTTTTTTTTGGACTAGGTTTTTTCCGTCTTTTTCTTTTCCCCAAAGTATATAGTTAGCACAAGTTTCTTTCTCTTCGGGAGTTAAAGAGAAGTTAATTGAGTTTAGGTAGTTATGAAGAAACTCGGTGCGTTCTTCGATTGTGTCTATTGAGAAGTTTAGTTTAAGTCTATTCATTATAGCCTCCTATTATAATTTTCCCTCTATTAATATTATACCATAGGGTACATTAGTTTGTCAATTTTTAATTTCGTGAAAATTTATGATGTTAAATTTCAATTTTTAATTTCGTGAAAATTTTGTAGCAGACCCCGTAGGTCGATTACCAAAAATTGGCAAATTTCCTAAAATATACCCCTGTCAATGGGTAAAAAAATAAAGCGGCATAAAACCGCCTTACTTTTATATTATTTCATTTTCCTCGGTTAGATAAATTAAAAACCAGTATAAAATAAATTTTCTATCCTTAATACAGTTGTCAAGAAAAAACCATTTGACCTCTGTTTTTGTTTTTCCTCTTGTAAATTCCGCCAAAAGTATTTTGATTTCTTTTCCGGTCTTTTCCTCTAAAAAATCAATGTTGTATTGTTCCTCTTTCGGGTTAATGATAATATCACCTTTCCAGTATTCCGTAATAAAATCAATTAAATAGATATAGCTTTTTGTCATTGTTAAAACCCCTTTACTTAAATAAAAATGTTTTGTTTTTCTTGCTAGGGCTTGCAAGGCATTTCACCTTGCAAGCCTTATTTTTTTTACTTGCTGATACCGTACCATTCAATAAAATCATCAAAAGTAATTCCATTAAAAAATAAATCACTTGTAAACTTTTCAAACTTGCTCTTGCTATTAGTAAAAGATTGTATTGACAAAATGTCATAATACCATGCGCCGCCGCTCTTTTTAACAGTATTCATATAGCCGCTAACTTTCTTGCGAATTAAGCCGTTATTTTTAAGGATATCCATAAAGTCGGATATCTCAAAAAATAACACTTGCTTTTTAACGCTCTCTGACGGATAAAACCGCGGTACATACGCGATAAAATCACTTTTCATTAAAGGGCTTGAAGCGATAGAGCCGTCGCTATTAAGTGTCGCCAAAGTGCCCGCGCCGCTCTTAATTTCAATTTTAACTTGCTTTCTTTTTTCGCCGTCTTTTTGATACTTTATGCAATCAAATTTGTTATTGCCTTGTACCTCTTTAGAGCGGCTATACAAACCTAATTCAAAGTTAACAGCGCGTTCTAAAGCTCTGCCCTCAGCGCCGCTATTAACGCCTTTTTGCGCTTTTACATGAACATTCACATTTTGCGCGTATTCTAGATACTGTGCAAGCATAGCCGCCGCGATTGCTTTTTTAGTATTGCTGTTGTTGTTGTTTTTCATTTTGTTTTTCTCCTTTACTTAAATAAAAATGTTTGGTTTTTGTGCTTTCGCTGCGCTTATTCTATCAGAAAAAAAGACCTTTTACAAGTATTTTCTTGTTTAGTCAATAATTAAATATTGCACTTTATTAAAACCGCAAGATAGTATTCGTCAATATACACAAAATGAAGTCTAACAAGTCTAAACGGTCTAAAAATGGCTTATCTATGCGGTTTTAGACCTATTAAGTCTAATACTAATTTGCATTTATCGGGATAATGTGGTATAATAATAAGCGAAATGGGGGATTAAAATGAAAATCTTTGTGAAAAATGACAGTAAGAAAAAGTATTACAATAATGTAATAAACCGCTTAAATAATTACAAAAATGTAATAGAAAAGTTACAAAATGCCCTTAAAATATTACAAAAAAGTTACAAGGTTGTAATAAGTATCTCCCTCTGGGCGCTCGACCGGTGTCTGCCGGACAGGTGCGGGCGTATGCCCTCAGTGGCGTCCCGTGTCAGTATATACGTCTAAAGGAGCTGCGTTTGGGGACCTGGGAGCTGCGTTTGGCAGCGCGGGCAGCTGCGTTTCAAAAGAAGCTACGCTTTAAAGGGAGCTACGTCTAAGCGGAGCGTTGCCGCTGTAGGAGCTACAATTTTAGACTATTAAAGTCTAAGAGGAAAAAATAAACTATTGACTTTTTTATAAAAGAGTGATATAATAATTATAGAATAAAGAAAGGGGATAAACCTAATGGCAAGATACAAACTTACTTTTACAGACACAGAAACTGGTACAACTTATTTGCTTGATGATAATATGCCCAGCTATGACAGCGCGGTTTTTGCCGCTTTGGATTATGTCGCGGACGGCGCAGTCAAAGCGGGCGAAAGTGGCGACACTGCCGCAGAAGTAAGGCTTTTTAACGCTGGACTTTCCATGGCTATAGAGTTCGCCGGAATGGCTGGGCTTGACTGCGCGAGTTGCTGCGGCTTTACCATCACAAGGAAAGGAGAATAAAAGAGATTGCGCCAAGCGCAATCTTTCTGCCCTTAGGCTTCTAAAGTCTAAATTATTCTACTTTTAATCTTGACAATATTATTATAGTATGATATAATATAGATAAAGTAAAAGAAAGGAAAAAGAGTAATTATGGTTTATGTAATGACGTATCATACGCCTGTGGGCAACTTTTTGAGTGCTTGGAGTTCAAGGGACGCCGCTATTGAAGCTGTTTACACAATGATTGTAAATGGATATAAAGAAGCAAAGGCAGAAGGAAATGACAAAGCGGCAAACGAATTTTATGATATGGGATTGAAAGCTAATAAAGCATTTGCCGCTGGCAAGAATGACTTTGAGAGATGGCAGATTATTCCCTTGGAGATGGATACATTAGTTCAAGACGACTAAGGTTATAGGTGACCATAACCTTTTTTCTTTAGACTTCTAAAGTCTAAGCAGAGATTGACAAAAGAAAAGAGATATGATATAATATGGATAGAATAAAGGAGGAGATATTATGAAAGAAAAGAAAAAGAAAGAGAAAGATAACTTCCGTTTCTTTTTCATGACTATAAGTATACTTACTGCTGTAGTTGTTATTCTTGTGGGATTTGTCGTAGTGATTTTGGAGTATAACACATCAATAGCGAGAATAAAAGTAAACATCTATCCGCTTTTAACCACAGTCACAGGAGTAGACAGAGATAAAGACCTCGTAACCGTAGAAGATAATAACGGCTTTATCTGGCAGTTCGAAGGCGCAGATGATTGGGAAGAAGGCGACTTATGTAATTGCCTTATGGATAGCCAAGGAACAGAAAAAATTTTTGATGATGAAATTATAATGACAAAATATGAAAGCGGCGCGAGGTAGCGCCCTTTCTTTCTTATTTTAGTTTAGACTTCTAAAGTCTAAGATTTTCTTGGAATTTTTTGGAAAAAATTTTTTGGAATTTTTCTTAAAATATATTAATTTCCTAAAATTAAGGGTTGACATTTTCCCATAATTATGGTATAATATAGACAATGAAAGAGAGAGAGAAGGGAATGATTCCAATGTGGTTGTAATTCACTAAACAATTCAATCAATAAACCATTCGATTGATAAACCAGATGTACCAGACAGAAAGGGTTAAAGCAATGGCAAGAGATTCTCCCAATTAAGATAATATTGATATTTTGCTACGGAGGGGAATAATCCCCTTCTTTTTTATGTATTTTTAGACTTCTAAAGTCTAAGGACAAAAAATTATTTTGAAAAAGTAGTTGACTTTTTTATAACTCTATGATATAATATAGATACAGTCAAGGGAGATAGAAACCGACTGAATATAAAATTTGGGTGGCGACCGTCGCTAAAGGAGTTTTTATAATGGCAGAAAAGAAGTACACACAGAGAGATTTTCTCACAGATGTAATTAATGGAGTATTTAACGAAACCGTGACCGGCTACGCTCAGGAGCGCCTCAATAAGCTCGACGAGAAGAACGAGAAGCGCAAGGCAGAAACTTCTGCTAATCAGCTTAAAAACGCCCAGCTTTTGGAGGACTTCGTAACATTCATCACCGAGCAGGAGGAGCCGCAGACCACAACCGAAATTGCTAACCACTTCGGCTTGTCAACTCAGAAGGTTGCCCCGATTATGGCTAACGGCGTAAAGACCGAGCGCGTGACCGAAACCACGAAAACGGTCAACAAGAAGAAGTACAAGGCATACACCGCCTAAGAAAGGAAAGGGTTACAAGTTTGTAACCCTTTTTCTCTTTTCCCTCCTTAGACTTCATATGTCTAACATATTTTTTATATTTTTAATAAAATATTAGTAATTAATTTGTATAATTTTTTGACTTTTATAGAAAAAACAATTATAATAATAGTAGAAAGAATGGAAAGAAAGGGAGGTTATAGCTCAATGATTTGCAAAGTCAAGGAAAGTTTTGAACTATCAGAAATAGAGAAAAAAGTTTATGCTGATTTCCAAGAAATTCTAATTCAAATGAAAGAGGTTGCAACTGTTTCTGATACAAGACATTTAATTGAAACTATTTATTGTGACTTAGTAACTTTAATACCTCAGGTTTAGACTTTAGAAGTCTAAGAAAATAGTATTTTTTCAAAAAAATAATTGACAAATAAAATTTTTTATGATATAATAATTATAGAAAATTGAAAGGAGGCTATTTTAATGGCTACATCAAAAACTGCTTTGCGTGAAAAAGTGAGAAATTTTTATCTTGATAAAATCACAAAATTTCTTGACGGCGAGGGCGAAGAAATTTTGATGATTAAAACAAATCAATTTTGTTTTCCTGTGGTTGATGATGAAGGGAATGAATTGTTTATAAAAGTTGTTGTTTCTGTACCGAACGGCTCGAAGGACAAGAACGGTGCTACAATTCCCTTTGACGGCTACGGAGAGGCAATTGGTTATGAAACTGAGAAAAAGCAAAAAGAGGAAAAGAAAGCAGAGAAGGCAAAGAAAAAAGCCGAAAAAATGGAGCGTGACAGATTGGAACGCCAGAGAAAGAAAGAACAGCAGGCAAACAAAGAAAAATACAGAGAGGGAAAAGGGGCATAAAAACCCCTTTTTTCTCTAAAGGAATTTTAGACTTCTAAAGTCTAAACAAGGGTTGACTTTTCTTTTATTGTATGATATAATATAACTACAGTAAGAAAAGGAGTGATTAAATGTATATTGTAAAAAGACCGCAAGTTGTTTTAACAACTAAAGACCTTCAGGCAATCCGCACAACTATGCTGATATTAGATGAAGTTCTCGACAAGGACGATAACCTTGTGCTTGATATTGATACTTCTTCAATAGCAAGGGCTTATGAAACTTTATGCGAGTTTGTTAAAGATTGCGAGATAGATGAGGAGGAAGAATAAAATGATGATTATTTGCGCAATTTTTATTGCTGTCGGCATTATCGCTACGGTTGTCACCGCTATTAAGATTGATTTAAGTCACGACCCCACGCCGCCGCTGATTTTGTTTTTCTTTATAAGCGCAATCGTTACATTAAGCGCTATTGTCAGTTTTATCGTTGGTCATTTTACAGGAGTATGAAGGTAAAACTTCATACTTTTTTTTACTATCTGTTTAGACTTCTAAAGTCTAAACTTTAATAGCAAGAGAAAAAAATTTTTTGAAAATGTATTGACTTTTTTATAATACTATGATATAATATAAATACAGTAAAGAAAGGATTTGATAAACTTGAAAAGAAAAATTTGGTTCGATATGGATGGAACAATCGCTAACCTGTACGGCGTGGAAAATTGGCTTGACGATTTGAGGGCAGAAGTCCCACGACCGTACAAAATCGCAAAAGCAAATGTTAATTTGTCCCTTCTGGCTCGTTATCTCAACAAGTTGAGGGCGGGCGGCTATAAAATCGGCGTTATTAGTTGGACTTCCATGAAGTCAAGCCGAGAATATGAAGAAGAAGTCGCCGCCGCAAAAATTCATTGGCTTATCAATCACCTCCCTTCTGTTTGGTTTGATGAAGTTAATATTGTACCCTACGGCACAGAAAAAAATCTTTTCAATAAAGGGCGCGACCTGCTTTTTGATGATGATATCAGAGTAAGGGAAAAATGGACAGGCGAAAGTTATCCTCCCGAACAGATTTTCGACGTACTGCACAACTTGATTTCGGCGCTTTAATGCGCTGAAATCTTTTTAGAAAATTTAGACTTCAAAAGTCTAAGAAAGAATAGAAAGGGGTTGACTTTTCTATAATTGTATGGTATAATATAGATAAGAAAGGAGGAGAAATATGAATATTCAATTAATCAGTAATGTAAAAATTAATTTAGAACCTTCAGAACTTAATGCTATAAATACTACAAAAAAAGTTTTAGAAAGAATTGAAGAAATTATTGATAGCGTCAAGAATGCCAATTTTTGGGAGTTTTTAAGCGAATATTATGATAATGATATTATAGAACTGCTTGACGATTTCCAACAAGATGATAGGTTAGAACGCCGCATTAAAGAATATCTCTGGGAGATATGACGACGAGGAAGAAGATTTTTAATCTTCTTCTTTTTTCTTTAGACTTCAAAAGTCTAAACTATAATTGACAAAAAATTTTATTTATGATATAATATAAATACAAAAAAGGAAAGCTGGGAGAAAAATGAAAGAAAAACTTAACGAAATCGAAAAAGAAATTAAAGAAAAAATGGAAGAAAGCATATATAATGACGATATTTATATTACTGTAACTATCGTTTTCGAAGTATTACACTCTATATTAGACGATTAGGCGGTCGCCGCTTTGTGATTTAGACTTCTAAAGTCTAAATTTTTATTGACCTATTAAATATATTATGATATAATATAAATGTAATAAAGAAAGGAGATTGTTTTAATGTGTAAAAAAACTAAATATAAAAATTATCGAATTGGAAAGTATCTTTTCACTGTAGAAATAAAAAAAGGCTGTGACTGTTTTGGAGATTATTTTTACATCACCATAAGAGATAGACACGACGCGCCGCGGAACTTTTTTGAGAGAATTAAACTAAAATTTAAGAACGAATATGCTATTGGAGATTCTTGCTGGCGCCCACTTTTTGACAAAAAAAATTTTGAGCGCTTTATCCTTGATAAGTTAGATTTTATTGTAGACAATAAATTTAACTTAGAAGAAGCAAACATTTTATGGGAAAATCTCGAATGAGATTTTCTTTTTGATTTTCTTTTAGACTTACAAAGTCTAAACCCCTAAATTTTTTTTGAAAAAAGTATTGACTTTTTTATTAAAATAGTTTATAATATACTTGTAAGGTTGAGAAAGGAAAGAAACCTTAATGAAACCTACAAAATAAAAATTTGGGTTGCGACCTACGCAAGAAAGAGGTTTATTATGGCAGACAAGTACACTCAGAGAAATTTTTTGACAGACGTTATCAACGGCAATATTACCGAACAGGTGACCGCCTACGCCGAGGAAAGACTTGCGAAACTTGACGAGAAGAACGAAAAGCGCAAGGCTGAAACCTCCGCCAATCAGCTCAAAAATATCCAGCTCGGCGAGGATATTGTCGCCTTCGTTACCGAGAACGGCGCGCAGACTACTTCCGAGATTGCAAGACAGTTCGGTGTTTCTACTCAGAAGATTGCGCCTATCACCAACGCACTTGTGAAGGAAGGCAAGCTGACCGAAACCACAAAGACGGTAGACAAGAAAAAGTATAAGGCGTTTACAGTTTAACCGCCGAGGGGTACGCAAGTACCCCGACTTTTTTTAGATTTTCTTAGACGTTGTAAGTCTAAGATTAAATTGACTTTATTTTATTTTATGGTATAATATAAATAATGAAGGAGGTAATATAATGAAAATTCAGTATATTGCAAATGACGGAAAAATTTTTGATAATGAGTTTGACTGTCGGGAATATGAGTCAAAAAAACAAGTAGATGAATTTCTCAATAAAAGAGAGCTAATCTTCTTGTCACGCTCAGGAGAAGTTCTTTTCGGAGAGATTGACGATTGCGCCGAGAGAGCTACTTATATTTTTGTTAATAGCGAGGCGGCACTTCAAGCTCTTTGGGGAGAAAATGAATGTCAGCGAGAAATCCGCCCACCCGAAGAAGGATATTGGTATTATGATTATGAGTATGAAACCTGGAGAAGCATGAAAACTCAGGTTGAAATATTAGAAAATGAATTAGCTGAACTCAATAAAATTTATGACCGCTTTGATTATCTTATAAGAAAACCTCAAGACTGAGGTTTTCTTTTTATTTTATTCTTAGACTTCTAAAGTCTAAAGTTAAATTGACTTTTTTAATCTTCTGTGATATAATATAGTTACAGTAAAGGAAAGAGAAAGGAAAATAAAATGAAAGTAAAAACTAATAAATTTTGGGAAATTATCAACTATCTGTGTTTGATTGGTCTTGTTATCGGTCAAATTACCGTAGGCTATGCTTACATCTTTGCGCAAATTATCTATCTGATTTGTAATACCGCCTCCGTTATTCGTGATATTAAATTGCGGTTGCCGCCCTCTAATATTGTTAGGGACGCTTGCTTTACTGCAATTACTATTGGCTTAATTATTATCCGAGCGTTTTTCGGCTAAAATATCCTCCTTTACTTTATAGGTAGGCGTGGGCAATAGTCCACGCTATCCTATTAAAATTAGTTTAGACTTCCAAAGTCTAAGCCCACTCGTTGGGCGGTTAGCATAGGCTAACTTTTATTTTCTTTGAAAAAACTATTGACAAAACCGAAAAAATATGATATTATATATATGTCAGTTAGAGAGCGAAGGCAAACCTAAATTGACAGAAAGGAAAGTGATAATTTTGAATTTTGAAAACAAAATTGACCGAAGAAAAAAATATTATTTGGTTTTTGATTGTGAAACCGCGACTTTGCCCTTCGCGGCAACCATTGAAGAACCAAAAGACAAACAAAAAATTGCTATTGCTAAACCATTAATTTATGACTTGGGATGGCAGGTAATTGACCGCAAAGGGAATGTATATTGCCGCCGCTCGTATTTAGTCAGCGAAATTTTTTCCGTTCCTGCGGTTTTTAATACCGCGTATTATGCAAGCAAGCGCCCGATTTATCTTGATAAATTGGCAAAAGGTGAAATTATCCTGACCGATTGGAAAACAGCCACTGCAAAACTAGAAGAAGATTTACAAAAGGTTGAAGCGGTCGGCGCTTATAACTCAATGTTTGACTATAAAAAAGCAATTCCATTTACAGAAAAATATATCAAGATGTTATATTCTCCATACTATTATAAATGGGAAGAAAAGCAAATTGAGCATTGCAAGCACATTTTATCAACGCCATATTATAAAAGTGATAATGAATTTAACCCTGAGATTTTCGAATTTAGGGATAAACAATATGCACTTTTTGACCTTTGGGGGCTGAGTTGCCGCCACCTCTTAAACAATAATGAATACAAACAAACTTGCATTAATAACGAATGGAAAACGGCAAGCGGGAAATTTTTCAAAACAAGCGCAGAAACCGCATTCAGGTTTTTAACAAAAAACAATGATTTTATAGAAAGTCACACGGCTATTGAAGATACTATAATTGAGAGCCAAATTTTGACCGAAATTATAAAGCGCACAAAAAACAAATTTGAATTGGGGATTATTTATTTTCCCTTCCGTGAACTCGGAACAGTTAAAGATTTTGAAAACACACACGACAATATTTTTGATTTATTCTAAAAGAAAAAGGTTACAGAAATGTAACCTTTTTCCTCCAAAACTACCTTAGACTTTGTAAGTCTAAACCCTATTTGACTTCTCTATAATTATATAGTATAATATAGATAATAAAGGAGGTAATAATATGGCAAGTCGTTCTCAATTAAGAGCTAAAATCCGTCAAAAATATCTAACCCAAATTCGTGATTTTCTCAAATCACAAGGCGAAGAAGTTTTACTGACAAAAAGTAACCAACTGGCGATTCCAACCTGTGATGACGAAAACAACGAAGAAACACTTACAATTACTTTTGCTGTCCCTCTCGGCTCTAAAGCAGATAATGAACCTTTTGACCCATACACCGCTGCGGAAGTTTACGCACAAAATACAGAAAATAAAAGGGTTGAGGCTGAAAAGAGAGCAAAAGCAAAAGCAGAAAAAATTAAAAGAGATAAGGAGTACAGAGAAAAACAAAAAGCAAACAAAAAGAAAGGAAAAGGCGCATAAGCCTTTTCTTTTTAGAAGAATTTAGACTTTAGAAGTCTAAATCTTATGCTGCGGCGGTTAGCATAGACTAACTAAAAAATTTTTTATAAATTTATAAAAAAGTATTGACAAATTAAAAAATCTATGCTATAATTGTATTGTCAGTTAGGGAAAGACGTTAAATCTAAATTGACAGAAAGAGGTTGATAATTTTGAATTTTGAAAAAAAACTTGACCGCCGCCGCAAATACTACCTTGTATTTGATTGTGAAACGGCAACTTTACCCTACGCGGCAAATTTTGAGGGTAAGGCAAGACAGGCAATTTCTATTGCTAAACCATTAATTTATGATTTGGGTTGGCAAGTGATTGACCGTCAAGGCAATATTTACCGCCGCCGTTCGTACCTTGTTAGCGAAATTTTCAGCGTCCCTGCGGTTTTCAATACTGCATATTACGCAAGTAAACGTCCGATTTATCTCGAAAAATTAAATAATAACGAAATTATCCTGACCGACTGGAAAACAGCCACCGCAATATTAGAAAAAGATTTGCAAGAGGTTTGCGCCGTTGGTGCTTATAATTCAATATTTGACTTTAAAAAAGCGATACCATTTACAGAAAGATATATAAAAGCGTTGTACTCACCGCACTATTATAAATGGGAACGGCGGCAAAACGAAATCTGCGACCGAATCGCAAGCGGAGAAATTCAAGAGAATAATCAGACTTTTGACCCAGAAAATTTTTTCTTTAGAGAAAAAAATTATCCGTTGTTTGACCTTTGGGGCTTAAGTTGTAAACACTTATTAAATAATGATGATTATAAAAAATCTTGTATTATGAATAAGTGGGAAACGGCAAGTAAAAAATATTTCAAAACTTCGGCGGAAACTTCATTTAGATATTTAACAAAAAATGATGACTTTGAAGAAGCGCACACAGCTATTGAAGATACAATAATTGAGAGCTTAATTTTTGCCGAAATTGCAAAACGTACTAAAAATAAATTTGAAATGGGAATTATTTATTTTCCGTTTAGAATTTTAGGCACTGTCAAACAATTCAAGGAACTAAACGATATTTTCGATTAAAGAAAGAAAAGGTTACAGAAATGTAACCTTTTCCCCCCCAAAATTATTTTAGACTTTGTAAGTCTAAATCCTATTTGACTTCTCTATAATTATATAGTATAATATAGATAATAAAGGAGGCGAAGATAATGGTAGGCTATAAAATTATGAAAAATTTTGATAATTATAGATACACTTATACAGAAACAGTAGCAATTTGCTTATCTTTTGAAAGGGCAATACAATATCTTATTGAAGAATGCGGCTTAGATGAAAATTATATCTATTCTGATTTTTATGGAAAAACCACATTAAAAGACGCATTCGGTAAAAACTGGTTATCAGAATTAATTAATAATAAAATAACTTATTTTTCTTTTGAAGATTGTGATTATGAGATTGAAGAATGTAATATTTTAGAATAGGGCACTCAGTGCCCCTTTTTATTTTAGACTTACGAAGTCTAAACTTTTCTAACCTTAGACTTACAACGTCTAAACTCATCAAATTTTCTCTCCCTCGTCAAACTTCTCACTATCTCGCGCCCAGTCACTTCGTGTGTGTGTCCCCTAGTCTCCCTTTTCTAGCTTTTCTCCTGAAATGAGCTACGTTTTAAAATTTGAAATTATAAGGAAAAAGCGCTATAATATATATAGAAAGTTAAGAAAGAATTAAAAGACTTTCAATCTATAAAAAAGAAAGGGAAACTAAATGGAAAAGAAGATTACAGAAAAAGAGGTTATTAAAAGACTTTCTCTCGGAGAATGTGACGAGGAAATGATTGAGTGGGCAACAGGTAAATATGAGAAGCTGTTAGCCGCCGAAGAGAAGAAAGCCGAGAAACAGAAGGAAAAAGCTCTTGAGAATAAGCCGATTATCGAAGCAATCGAAAGTGTACTCACAGATGAATACCAACCCGCATCAGTATTTGCTAATGCTGCGGACGTTAGCGTTCAGAAGATTGTCCACGTTCTAAAGGCTATGGATTCGGTAGAAGTCGGAGAAATTAAGATTACCGGAAAAGGAAAGTCAAACGGATATAGAAGAAGAGAGGTTTAACCTCTCTTTTTTTTATACCCTTATTATTATATTATTATAATATTATAATATAATATAATATATAATAAAAAAATATTATAATAAAAATTTGAAAAAAAGCTAGAGCTGGGGCAGCACCAAATTATACCAAATCATACGATTTCATACCAAATCACACTATTTTATATAACTTTATACCTTCTCATATCCTTTTATATTCCCTTATACCCCTTTATATCCCCTTATACCAAACTATACAATTCCCTATAACCTTATACCAAACCATACACTATTCTCTACTACTAAACCCCTTTAATTCCTACTAAACCCCTTTATCTATTTCTAAACTAATTCCCCTTTGAACTTCCTCTTCTGAGTACTCGTCAGTTAGGAAAGACTCGAATCCTATACCCTTCCACTAATCTACCTAGATACGCCTATTGTAAGCAAACACAACGTTTTTCTTTTCGCTTAGAGCACAATCCTATTATTATAATATTATAATAAAACGTATAAGCCCACCCATACGTTTTTCTTATACGCTTTTCTACGAATCCTATTATTATAATATTATAATATTATAAGCCCACTTATACGCCCAATTATCAGCTTTTTTATACGCTCCTATTGGAATCCTATTATAATAATATTATAAGAAAGATTATAAGCCCACTTATACGCTCTTCTACGAATCCTATTATTATAATATTATAATATTATAATAAGATTATAATAGGATTATAATAAAACGTTGTTGTCTCGCCTAGCGCTAAAGCGCAAGGCTCAACCTATGGCTACGCCGTTGTCGCCTTATGCTCTTCGAGCAACGGCAAAAACGTCTTCGCACAACGGGGAAGGAAGAAAACAAAGGGAACACAATTCTATTATTATATTATTATATTATAATATTATTATAATATTTCTTAATTTGATAATAAGTATTTTTTTCTAATAATTCCTACAAAATTTTAATCCCAGAATTCTTGGAAAATTTTTGGAAAATTTTCTATCCCATAAAAGAGATTTCTGGAAAATTTCCCATTATTAGGTCGCGCCCGTCCGCATAAAATCGTTCAAATCCTAAAAAAAAGAAAGAGAGGACTAGCCTCTCTTTTATTCATATCTTATATATTCTTTTGAAGGAATAGTTATATCATACTCTGTTTGGCGAAAGCTTGTGCCTTGTAATATCTTCACAAACGTCAGCATGAACACATTCTTTACAAGTTGCCATAACAATTACCTCCCGTTAATAATTTCGTATGTGTAACTGTCTATGTAGTTGCCGCATTCGTCTTTTGTAGTTTCGTGCCAATGGTGAATATATCCGTTATGACGCTTGCAGAACTTATCATAATGGCGTTTTACGGGGTTGCTACCTACCACATGCCACTCAATTCGATGGTGCGTTTTTACGAGTTCCTCCAGCTTTTGGAAAACATCTCTTCCAAGGAGAGGGTTTCCTTTGTCAAAGGAGAATAGCCCAAAATTCTGCACGGTATCACTATAATCACTGATTCTGTATGTGAGGAATCCGATAAGGTTGTCGCCGCTATCAACGATTGCGAATTGGTACAGGTCGTCTTTCTCCTCAATTTTCGGCAAGCTGCTTCCACAACAATATCCGCAATAGTAGAAATAATCTGTAGTGTACAAGTGCTCGGTGAATTTTCTTGTAATTTCTTGTGCATATAAGAGTGCTGGCTTAAGCATTGCTTTCACCCCTCTCTCACCGTAGTCGTAGCAATTGGACTATCAGGATTTATCATAAGAAGCGCTGCAACTGGTTCATACTCAGCTGTTGGATTTACAAGCGAAGTGGCGCCGGTGCGTAAATCTACCGCATTGTGGGCGTTATTGTTCTCGTCGATTATTGGAGCTATCTTCATTAAATAAGAACCAGAAAGAAGAAAAACTTCACCACATCCTATCTTCTCAAAAGATACCATATTCTTTTTCTTATTAATTTCTATCTTCATTTTCTTTTGCTTCTCCTTTCACTATATTACAAGAAAATTAAGTAGGCAATTATTGAAAAAATAATTTATAATTCTATTAATATTCTCCTTTTCCTTCTCTCTCCACCCTCTTACTCTCTTGGCGGCGGTACGCTTTTTTATTAGGAACTACTTGAGTTGTGGGTTTACGATACCAATAACCCCTTTTTCTCCTATTAAATTCCTTCTGAGCTTTCTTGCTCATTTTTTCGTAAGAAACCATATTTATCCCACCAAATCTTCTCTTTTAATTTTATATGGGCTAAAGCGAGAGTATATTCAGCGCCGTTCATAGTAAGGAACTCTTCATCACTAGCCCATAGACTTACAATCCAATCTTGGCGGTCAACATCCCACCAATAACGGATTATATAAGGAGGAACATCATAGCAAAAGTGGATTATTGGTTGACCATAGGTATTGAACTTCTCAAAGGGAAGATAGCCGTTCTTTCCTTTCTTTACATCTTCTTGGGTTTTACTCATTTGATAACTCCTCCTCTTCCTCCCAATTCAAGTTGCGGCAGTCCCTTAAAAGACGCTCATAGTGCGCGGGGTCTTCATTTCTAATCGAACCAAGAGGAAGAATTTTATCTCTATTCTTGGTATAAACACCCGTTATATCATAGTAAACCCCATCATATCTCCAGACAAAGTGTCCTTCGATTGGGTCATAACAAATACACCCCGCGCAATATCTTTGATAGAGGATTTCTGCAAACCAATAGCAGGCACCACAAGTAAAGAGTTTATCAACGCAATTAACCATTTCTTCACTATTTCCTGCCGCCATACGAAAACGCTCTATAAATTTAAGGATTGTTTTTGGGTTCTCCCTCGAACAACTCATTACTGGCATAGAATTTACTACCTCCCTCAATAATTTCATCAAGAGTACACGGCGCCCAGTGCATATAAGGAACCATACAGCCAACATTATAACTGCGGATTTCCTTTTCAAGCAACGCCGCCACTTCTCTATCCACTCTCATTTGGATATTCCATTGGAAACTCACGTGGACATGAGCATAGAGTTGATAGCCGCCGTGGTATTGGTAGTCATAAGAACTCATAGGGAAATGAGTAAGGACTACTTTGCGCCCGTTATCCTCAATTACATCGCTCTTCTCAATTTCTACAAAAAGTTTCCTAAAATCAGCATTACGCAAAAGTTTTTTATCGTGGTTTCCCACAATTAAGTGTTTCTTTCCATTAAGTTGGTTAAAGAGTTCGATTGTATGCTGCGCGCCGTACCAACTTACATCGCCAAGAATATAAACGTGGTCATCAATTCCGACCTTATCATTCCAAGCTTTAATTAGACCGTTATCGTGGTCTTCAATCGTATCAAAAGGACGATTATCAAAGGCAAGACAATTCTTATGTCCGAAGTGAAGGTCACCAATATAAAAATTAGCCATATTTTATCCACGCTCCTAACCTTTTAGTTAATGTATCGAACGCTTGGTTACGCTTAGCTTTTGAAAGGAAATTTACCCTTACTTTTCTACTTCCAACAATCAATACAATATCGTAGTAATAACCACGCATTATCTTACTATCTTGTTTATAGTAAGCACAAATTTCCTTAAAAGGAACAGTAATAGTTTTTGTGCCATCTCTAAAAGAGATTCTATCCGCACTTTTTAGATTAGCATTATAACCATCATAGCACTCATTTACAGATATATTCTCACCAATCACTCTTTCCTTTCCTCCTTTCCTTTTTCTTTAAAGTAGGAACAGCCAAGGTCATTAAATGCCTGCACAATATCTTCGGGCGTTACATCCACATTAGTGCCGCAAAAGTCATAAACTCTTGTGACCTTAACCTCAAATATTTCGTCTATACCCCAGTTCTTTTCAATTTCTGCAACAGCAGCCGCTAAAGTATCTGTTCCTGCGGCGACTAAGCCGAAAGCAGTACCGAATTGTTCTTCCTCGCTACAATCGTTAAAAAATACTACTTTATAAGCAAACAAATGAGCCATATTTCATTTCCTTTCTTAACTTTTCTATATATATTATATCAAAAAAAATATAAAAAATCAAATTAAAAAGCCCTCTCGTAAGTAAGAGGGCTTCTTTTACACATACTTGTCCAAGCCGAATTCCTTCATAATCTTCTCGATATTGAAGTTATTTTGCATACAATCCTCAAGGGTAATGTAAACGCTATTTTCATCGAGAATTTTGTTCTCTACCACATACTGATGAAGTTCATCGTGACTCAATTTTTTCATTATATCCGTACCGTAACCAAAACTATAACCATAGTCAGTTAAATTAGGAAGAGTTTCAAGATACTTAAATCCAATTCTACGCTCCCAAGAAGCGTTACAAAGAGGAAAAGTAACTCGCTTCAAATCAAGCGGCTCTCGCCAATTCTTAACATCAACTGTACAGAACACATTTTCTTTACTTTGAGTTGCTGAATAGAGAAATGCTTTAACCGCAACTCGAATACCAGAAAGTTCAAGACGATTAATTATAGAACAAATTGCAATTCCGCCTTTTACAAAATCTTGGGCATCTGTACCGCAACAACTATTATTAGCATAACCAATAGTAAGAACACGGTTCTTTCTCATTACTTGGTCACGAGTCATCATAGAATTGGGAAGACCAAGAATAGCATTGGGAACACAAGGAGCAAAACCAACAATTCCAGTTTTCATACCGCCCGCATTGACCTTTAAATCCTTATTATTCCTTACAACACCGCGGTCAATATCTTTAATTGGACCCTCCCAGCCCTTTTCAAGGAGATTAAATGCTTCTTCAAGACTTTGAGTTCCAGTCCAACTAGTATCACTTTTTCCAGAAGAGTGCTCGTCCGACATAGCCTTATTATTTTGCGTACGTTTTCCAAGAGTTTGGACAAGATTACGTACGCCAGAAAAGTGCTCAAATAACAACTTACTCTTTGTTACTTCACTATAATCTCCCAATCTAAAACCTCCTTAAATACAAGTTTTTAGAGCCTTATAATATTTATTGCTCTTATACTCCATATCGTTTGCGATGATGTTACGGTCATCAGTAGACAAGCCCTTCAAGAGAGAGATATTAAGAACAGTCTTAATATCCATAGTACCTTCGAGCTTAGCAATGCGCTCAATCGCACGATAGGTTGCAAGGTGATGGATATGTGCCTTTTGTACTGCCTTACGGAAATCGTGGATAAAGGTAATCAACTCGTTGTTGCCATTTGCAACAGCTTCCTCAATCTTAGGAGAATAGTCAATCTCCATCAAGGCATACCGGTCAAGAGAAGCGGCGTCAAGCTGATAACGACCGGTATACTCAATATCGGCGCCAGTACCGTAAGTGTTACCCGCAGCGATTACTCGGAAATCTTCGTGCGCAGTAACCTGACCAGTAGGAAAGTCAAAGTAACCGTTTGCGATTGCCGCATTCAAGATAATAAGAACTTCGGGAATAGAACCGTCCATCTCGTCGAGGAAGAACAAGCCGCCATCTTTAAAAGCCTTATAAAAGGCAGTTTCGTGGTAATGACCGTTAGCGTCGATAAAACCAGTCAACTTATACTCCTGAGTTACAGCGTTGGTAAAATAGAAGTTCAAACCTAAACCAGCGGCTACTTGCTGTGCAAGTACGTTCTTACCAGTGCCAGCGGGCCCCGCCAAGAAAACGGGAATTGCGGCAGAAACAAGAGTGAGTACGTCATCAAACTTCTCGTGGGTTACGCCAGTAATCTTATTAATTGCATTGGGAGTAACAATTTCATGGCGCTGAGGAAGAAAACCAAACTCGTCAATGAGTCTTTTACGAACTACAGGGTAAACTTCCTTAAAGATAGACTCAGTAGAAGCCTCCGCAACAGTCTTGAAGAATAGCTCTTCCAACTTGCCACCAAGACCACTGCTTTCTCCACCGGCGGGCACAGTAACACCAGACATAGGAACTCCATCATAGTTATGACGCATCTTTTCAAGAGCCTTTTCCGCAGCGTTCTTATGGAAAGCCGCACGCTCAATTACAGGAGCGGGCAAACCTTTTCTACCAGCTTCAATGCTGTTAAACTTATTACGAGGGTCGTAGTAGTGTCCCTGAAAAAGCAAGTAAAGATTCTTGCCGCCCTTTGCGAACTCCTCAGTATCAATTACATAGGTAATATTATCTTTTGCATAAACTACAGTAAACATATGTATTATCTTCTCCTTTCAGTATAGCCTTTTTATTTATTGCTTTCTTAACTTTTCTATATATATTATAACAGAAAAAATATAAAAAGTCAATATGTTATATTGCTTTTTTAATAAAAAGGCGGGAAATTATAATGCGAAAGTTGTCTCACTTCCGTCTTCTTGTTGAGTAATATACCGCGTTCTTCTAAAAGGTATTCCACAATTTGGGCAAAAATTTAACCCCGCCACCTCTTCTTTATCAGAATTAATTTTAAAACCACAAGCGCCGCAGCGATAAGAGAATTGATTTGGCTCATTTGTTTTTACACGAATCTTCTCAAAATATCTTTTATTATCTGAAGTTATTGTTTCTATTAAATTTAAACCCGCTAAAAAAGGAGTAGGATTACTAGCACTAATAGAAGCCTCCGCTAAAACTTCCTCAACAGCTATGCGCTCCATATATTGAAGAAATTTTAGTCCAGAAGGTGGTTGTACTGCTGTATTATAACTACCACAACTTTGACAAAAATATTGCAGTTCACCTTGAAAAAGTGGCTTACCACAGCATCCACAACGCCCTTCATCTTGCTTAACGGGATAAGATATTATACGAGAATCTCTAAGTTGTTTTTGTACTTGTTCTATATCTCGTTTTTCCTCTTCTTTATAACCGCCGCCTAGTTTTTCTACCGCCAAATGCAAACCAATTATATTTCCATCTATAGCTTCAAAGAACTTATCATCATAATATATTTTTTCTGCCATAAACACTCCTACTACATTTCTGTATCTACCTCATATAAACTGCAATATCTCGCTCTACTAAAAATATACGCTTTACGGCGCACAATGCAATAAATATCACTATAGACCGAACCGCCTCTTCCATGAACACAATAACGGCATTGTGGATGTTTTTCTCTATATTTTACTACATCCTTCTCCTTATCTGTCGCTTGAGTTGTTTTATTCACCATTGCTTTTAAATCAAGCCCCATCATTAACACCTTTAACTCTTGGATACCAACAATTAAAATCATTAATATCTTTTTCTTCATTCCGATAAACTTCATATATTGAAGTTGGGTACATCGCACCACAAGTACTGTCATAATAATAAAAACAAAAATAGCGTCCTTTTATCTCTTTTACAATAGCTATATCTTGTACTAGCACAGCGCGACCGCATATCTCATTCCACCAATACTCTTTTACCCCATTTCGTAAAACATAGTATTGAATAACTGTACCAACATCATTAAGTATATTCCTATCATCTTGGTTTAAATCTTTATCGAGAAGAAGATTATTAAGTGCCTTATTCTTCCTTTCTTCTGTAATACTGCCGCCGAACAATTTTATCCCTCCTTCTCAACCGTAAATTCTGGCTCCCAATCATAACTATATTTATCGAGTAAATCTTGATATTCTCTAGCAGCATATTCCCTCGCCGCCTCCGTTACACACTCAGATTCGGTTGTCCAGTTATCTCTATCTGAAAGAATTTTTTCAATTTCTTCTTTTGAAAATGTTCCTATCTTTTTGTAAGGCTTAGCTACCTCTTTCCAAGCGGCACTTATATATTTATCGTTTATATTTGAATTTCTTATCGCAGAATCATACATATCCTTACAATAACTACGATAAAATTCTAAAAATTTATCATCTATCTTTACATCAAGACTTAAACGAACATTGATATTAAACTTAAAAAGCAAATTCCATACCTACCCTTTCATTCTGTACGTCCCAATTACTAAATTCTCCATCACCCTCGATAAATTCAACTTTTAGTGGGTATCGACGCATTTCTTCTTTCATAAATTTTTTAATCACATCAACAAGTCTTTCTTCTTCATAGTAACTATTATAAACTAGCCAACCTTTTTGTTCTTCATCTAGGCGTCCAGCAAATAAATCTCGTACATAGCCTTCATTAACTTGTGGGTGTGGAGCAAAAATTAAAGGGTGAGTTAAATAATGCTCACATAAATAACTATTAATAGCTTTTGCGGCATGTTGTAAACTAATTCTTCTTGATATAGTAACTTTATTAAAAGTGCCAGTGCATACTATTTCTTCACTCATATCATATTCTCCTTTATTTTCTATATATATTATATCAAAAAAAACGTATAAAATCAAATAAATAAATAAGGAGTTAGATGACTAACTCCTTACTTTAATATATTATCGCTTACTTTGAATCAATATCACCAATATCTACGATAGTGCCACCGTCCGTAGAAACCTTTGGCAACTGACCATTCCACTTCTCGATTTCTTTATTCTTAATTACCTTATCTGTCAACGAATCGTTCAAAAGTTTATTTGCTTCGGCGTCACCTTCAGCTTTAATTTTTGCTGCTTCTGCCTCAGCCTGTGCATTTGTAATAGCGGTCTGCTTCTCAGTTTCAGCCTTCAAGAGTTGTTGCTGGGCAACCTGCTTCTCTTCAATCGCATTAATGAAGGCATCTGAGAAATCAAAATCAACAATATTAACATCAGTAATATATAGACCAATCTCATTCAGCTTTTCATTAAGTCCAGTAACAAGTCCCTCAGAAATCAAAATACGATTAGTCACGCTCTGCTCAGCAGTATATTCCGATACAATAGCCTTTAGCACTTCATTTACTGCGGGCACAACAAGTACATTTTCATAGTCCGCACCAATGTTCTTGAAGATACTATAACTCTTTGCACTGTCTACTCGATAGTTAATTGCCAATACCGTACTGACACTTTGAAGGTCTTTTGAGAATGCTTCGGTATTAACTTCTAGCTTCTGAATACGGTTATCAATGTCTTCTACTGACTGCACAAAGGGCGCCTTAAAGTGGATACCCTCTGAGAGAACACCTTCCTGTACACTGCCCATCGTAACTACGACGCCAGTATGACCGGGACTTACAATCGTAAAACAGTTGAACAGAACGATGATTGCGGCAATCGCAATGACTCCAATAACAATAACTCGCTTAATCAATTTCTCCATCTTATTAATTTCTCCTTTTTATTTAGTTTTAGTTTAAATGATGGTATGATTTACTTTTTAATTAAATTTTAGATAACTCCTTTCTTAATATAAATCTTCACTATATAACTCGTTTTCAAGGCTATCGCGCTTTGCAACGAGAGTTGTAGTGCTTAATTGATGCCACTCTTGAGCTTTTTCAAAAGCCTTATATCGGTCGTAAAAGATATTCCAATCATCAATAAAACCGTCTACCGTCGCGGTTACTTCCTTGTTCTTTATATCTGGTGAAAGCCGTTTGATATCTTCAAAAAGTTCATAACAATATGGGTGGCGGGCGCCGCAAACCATTAATTCCGTACCATCACGAAATTGAAATTTAACCGCCGCACTAACTAACATTTTAGCCTCCTTAATCTACCAATACGCCTGTTTTCGTATACCACCGATTTACAACTATGTGTTCTCGTCTTGGAAATACTTCATAGGGCTGATTTTCATAGGAGTTTTCTTGATACTCTGTTAGACCAGCCTCCCACTCAACACAGAAGAACCTATTACCGACTTTAAAGATAGTTGTCATTGGCATCGTCCAGCGCTCTTTGTCGTAACTTTTTTGTTCATATTCTTCTAAAACATAGAACATATTTTCTATTTCTTCTTCGGAGAAGGTGTGACCGTTATCAAATTTTTCTAAAAAGTCCTTTTCATATTCCATATTTATTTCCCTTTCTTAACTTTTCTATAATTATTATATCAAAAATATATAAAAAAGTCAAAAAGAAAAGGTTATCTTTTTAGTAAGATAACTAGTTTCTTTAAATATCTAACAATCCATTAATAAACAATAACAAAATTAATATAATAAACATACTAAGCCCAATCGTCTTCCATTAAAGTTCCACCGTTTTCTTCGAGCACTTTCTCTAATAACTCATTACGGAAAGATTCCTGCATCTCTTCTGTATCCTCGCTTATATTCGTGGGGAAAGACAACTTCACCAATTCCATAGATATGATTCCTCCAAGAACTTACTATTAAAGCCACACTATATAATACTAAAGCAACGCAAAATACAACTTCATAATTAAGTCCATTTTGTAATATAATTGCAGTAGTATTATTACCAGTTAATCCAGCAATAGCCCAAGCACTAAGCGCCAGTCCGTGGATTTCACTTACTTTTGAAAGTCCAAAATACTCTGTTAATAAGGCTGGTAATGTACTAAAACCGCCACCATAGCCAGCATTAACAACCAAAAGTAAAAGAACAATTATAAATGGTAGTATAGCTGAACTTCTAAATATAAGTGTAGAAATCAGCATAAAGATACAGCTAATAAAGATAATTTGATAAATTGTTTTTCTCGTTTTACAATGGTCAGACAAGGTTGAGTAACCGATTCTGCCGCCAGCGTTAAATAAAGCAGTAATCATTGGAATTATAGCAGTCGCCGCAGCTAATCCAGTTAGATAAATATTGATAATTTGTGTTTCATAGCTTATCAACATTAAACCACAATGGATATTAATAAAGAAGATAAGCCAAATTCTTCTAAAGTACCTATTCTTAAACATACTCAAAGAAAACTTTGGTATTTCTTTACTTTCAACCCAATCAATCGGTTTCTCTAATAAGAAATGACCGGTCATCATTATAATAAAATAAAAACCGCCTAAAATCAAGAACATTATCCAAATTCCAAACTGTGCGAGCAGCCAAGTCATAATGGGTGTGGCTATGGCTTTAGCTAAACCAAAACCAGCAATAGAAATGCCTGTTGCTAAACCCTTATTATCTTTAAACCATAGCATTAATGTTTTAACTGGTGAAAGATAACCTATTCCTAGTCCTATTCCCATTAATACACCATAGGATAAGTAAATTCCTATAAGTGCTGGAATACCTTTTAATAATAGAATTGATAAACCAGTTCCTATCATACCACCGCTAAAGCATATTGCGGCGACAAGAGAAGATTTATGAACATCTCTCTCAACATATCGTCCTCCAAAAGCCGCGGACATTCCCAAAAAGAAAATTGCTATTGAGAAAGCCCAGCCAACTGCAAATGGAGAAAGATTAACGTATTGCGCTATTTGGTCTTTAAAAGTAGACCAACAATATACTGTTCCTATTGAGCAGTGGATTAATAATGCTGGTATCGCGCCATTTAATATTTTATTCCGTGTCATTATTCCTCCTTTATTCATATTCATACATCACATCATAACCGCGTGATTCTAAAAAATCATATATTTCCTTTGCCGCGCGACCTAATACTTCATAGGTTCTTCCCTTTCCATAAGAATCTTTCCATTCTATTATATATTGGAATTTTTCTGCAAGTTGTATATTATCTTTTACATCTTTTATAAAATTATATAAAGCTTTATGTCTAAAGGTACTTCTTTGACCTATTTCATAATAAACTTCAATATTGTATTCATAAATCGGTGGATGAAGGCTTACAGCTGGTGTTATTATAAGGGTATATTCATTCATATTTCCTCCTCACCAAATGGTAAATCAAGGGTTATTTTTTCTACAATACGTTCATCTGTTAAAATTACATCAAAATTCTCTTTAACTAACCAATCATAAATTTCCTCTTGAAAGTCTGTATTGCTATTAGATATATTTACAATACGATATTGTAAGTCAAAATGAGCACGGGCATATTCTTTAAATTTATTTAAACACACTTGACGGTCTTTAGAAGGATAAAATGTTTCGTCAAAAATACTACCAATTAATGGCATGACGTGAATAAAATAGCATTCTTCTGTGAAAGTACCATCAACTTGCACTATATATTTACTAAATTCCTCCCCAACTCTTTTTATGAGGTCAGATTTAGTTATAAGAGTAATTTTATTTTCTTCCATTATTACACCTCAAACAGTACATCATTCTCGTGTTCTATCAATATATTATAAACTTCATTTATAAAATCTATCTCTTCTTTTGGGCTATCCTTTCTTGTTACGATAATAAAGGTGTATTGAGGAAGTGATATCGCCGCAGTCGCTATTTCTCCTAATACCGCAGTTTTATGACGAGAAGACGATGACATAAAATTATGAGTCCAACATAACAAGTTAATATGGTGAGCCGAAAAACCAACCGAATAAATTACATTATCAACGGTTTGTTGTGCCATTAGAATTAGTCTTATTTCTTTCTTTTCTTTGGGTTCCATTTAATCACCTTCACCTTCCCATAATAAAACATCTACTCCGCATTTTAATAAATGGTCATATACACGCATCGTAAACTGTATATCTTTTTCGTCTTTATCTTCTGTTATTTTTATATAAATCTGTTTTTCTTTCCATTCACAAAAACACCGCTCTTCAAGAAGAGTTATTAAATTATCCATTGTATTAATCCAGCCATCAATGGAATAATCACTATAACACATAACACAGTATTCATTTTTATTGTGCAGACAAAAACAATTTAAGAGCACTTTATTCTCCATAAATACCAGTCATCTTCCTTCTTAGTCCTCATTAATGCAATCCAAAACCCTTTTATCAAACCCAAACCAACTCTTCCATCCTTCACCTACTATCGTTTCTACTTTAATAGTAACTTCAAGGCTAGGAAAGTAAGTCCTTAATTCTTGTACAAAAGTTTCATACATTTCTTTAACATTTTCTAAATTGCTATCTGTAAAACCAAAACCTAAAACAACTCGTTTATCGGTTGTATATTCAAAAACAGTATTGCAACCTGAAATACTGTTTATAGCATTAATAGTTTTAATGGCTTTGTCATTACTCTTACGAAAAGCCTTTAAATCATAAATATTCTTAGCTAAATTAATATAACCATAAGTTGTATATAACGCCATGTTCTTCTCCTTTTATCTAAACCAAAATTCTTCTTTTATCATTACATCCGCGCCAAGCTCTATTAATGTGTCATAAACGGCATTTGCATTTGCCATATTTATTTCGCTATTCATAGTTACATAATAATGAGCTTCTGGGTGTTTTTTATAATAACTTCTAATACTATCTGTAAAAAATTCTAGCATCGTATCAGAACTAGCCGAAAAGGTTTGATCGGGTTTTCCCGGTTTAGCCCAAAAAAGTTTCATCCCAGTTTCTTGGCAAACTACTGATACACTTAAATCTATTAGCACTGGGTCTTCTCCAGAAAAGAAATCTTTTATTCTAATGTCTTTTACTTCCCTCTCCATTTAATTATCCCCTATAAATCTCTGGCGGCTCCCACGTCCATTCTATTTCTTCTAATAGTATTACGTCTGCTCCAATATTTACTAAAAAATTATATGTTTCATCAATTAGACCTTGTTCTTCTATGGTACTGTCATTATAATAAACAATATAGTAATGTAATTTTGGGTTATGATGATAGTAATCAGCAAGTCCTTTTTTAACAAGTTCTATTTTATTTAAATTATCCTCATGATAAGGAATAGTATTATCAAGAGAAGATAACCATTCCGCACCAAATATTTTTATTTTATTTTCATTACTGTCATTTATTATTAAAACGCTGTTCTGCATAAAATGGGGGTTATTTTTAAAAAAATCTTTTACCTCTACAAACAACTCTCCACTTCCAATCTAATTACATATCGTCTGAAAACTCTTTAAATAAATTTTGAAGTTTTTCTACCGTATCTCCAGGTTCAACTAGAAAAGTTAACACTTTATCACTTGCATTACTTTTCCAATTTCCCCTAACCTTTATTTGCTCATTTCGCGCGACGTCGCATAAAAACTTCAAATATTCCTCCCAAGTTAAATCAGAATATTGTTCTCTTGATAGCTGTACATCACTAACAAAACCGTCAGAATAATTACTACACCAATGGTTCTGGAAACTTTCATAATAACCCCAAATCGTCGCGGCAAGTTTTAAATTATTATAATATGTTTCATTATCTTTTTTCTGCGCCCAATAATTACCACCACATAGCGGAATAGGCTTTATTTTTTCCTCCGCCGCTTTGAGTAATTTCTTGGTAGAATCTACTCGTTCAAAAAAACTAGGATAATTTTCCTTAATTAAATTTAAAATAAATCTATCCCTCAATAATTTTGCTAATTCTTCGTCTGTTAAATAATGACTCTTCTTAATATCCAATCACTCTTCCTCCGCATAGCAAATACTGGTAACATCTTTTGAACGAATAGGATATATTTCTTTTTCTTTAAGATGATTTTCTTTTACTCCATATAAGACTTTTCCAATCTTTTCTTCAAGAACTTCCACTTTTAATTTCTTAATACCTTCTAAAGTCCAACCATTGGGTGGTGTTGCTAATCGGTATAATGTACTATCGCCGCAGTTTACAAAGACTTGATATTTACTCTTATCCATTATCAATTCCTCCCTATTATTCTATATATATTATACTAAAAAATATATAAAAAGTCAAAAAAAAAGAGTAGCCATTACAGCTACTCCTTTCTAAAAGTGCCTTAATTACCAAGAAAATATTCCCTCAACTCGCACTCGTGCTTCTTAAACTCTTTCGCCTCTTCTATTGTCAATCCGCCTACAAAAGAAGTAATCTTTTTAAGTGCTGTATCAAAATCATCGTCTTTACAATCTGCGATTAGCTTTTTAATTCGAGTTACGATTGGTGCCTCCTGCACTTCCTGCTTAGGAGTAATTTTCTTTTCACCAATATTCTTTTTGAGGAAATCTCCGATAGGAATAATAACCGGCTTAATTGAATTTTCGTCCTCTTTTTCATCTTGGTTCTTGTCATTAATAGGAGTAGCATTCTCCGCTAAAGCTCCAAAGAAAGCGTCAGCAGCTTCAATTACCTCGCTAGGAACATTTTTAATGCTACTTTTCTGCGCGGGCTTTTCGGGGTTTTTCGGAGTTTTTACTACTGCCTTTTGCTCTTTTTCCATTAATTCCTCAACAAAGGCTTCATAGACAGGGTTATCATAGGATACGATATCCTCAATCTCTTCAAGCTTATCGTCTTCTATAGTCACAAAGAAGGCAATAAAATTACACAACCAATTCGCGCAAGAATCGCACAAATCATGGCTGACTCTTTCGTGTGGTCTGTTACCTTTCTTTACATAAAAGATATTATCAGCAATGTTGCCGCAACGCTCACAACGTTTTACGGGCATATCACTAGTGCGGGATAAAATTCTAAATAAATCGTTCATAATGACCTCCATCATCATATTTTAGTTATATTATGTTCTATATAATTAATAATCATAGGATTATGTATATCGTGTGAAAGTAAATAGAAATTGAGTTCTTTCTCTTCCCAGTTTGGTTTTATTTTATTGATGGGCGTTTTTAAATCTTTTGGAAAATCGTTGGGTGAGCAGAATAACAGCTTACTAACAAGTGTTAAACTACTTCCGGTCATCTTTGTACTAAAGAAATCTATAATCTCTTTGGTACACATGACTTCTTCTTCTTTTCTCGTTTTTTCATTGCCTGAAAGTACAATTAAAATGCCTTTTAATTCTCTTTGATTATCAAGCATTTTTAATGCTGTCTTAAACCAAGCACGATTAAGCGTATGTACCACGTTACCACCTCACGTATACGTCTAAAACTCCGTAAGCACAACCAGTATCATATACTTTTCCTTCTCGTCCAAAAGGGGTGTCAACAATGCTATATCTTGGTAGCATACTCAAATCAGCAGCAAGCACGATATAACCATCACCATCACAAACATATCCATCCTCAGTAGTATGTCTGCCAGGAATATTTAAACCATCGCCGGGCAAAACTAACTCACTGTAATAAGTCCAATTATAGCCGCCCCAGCTAATCACCCCTGAATTTTGGAACTTGTCAGGAGAATACAGGGCGCCATTATCAACATTAGAACTAGCATAACTGTGACTCCTATCTTCTGCGTCTTCATTGTCCTCAGTCTTCTCACTTTCAACGGTTTCTGCCTTTATAGCTTTTGTTGTTGGTTGAGTGGTTTTTACTGTGGTCGGCTCAGCTGTGGTAGAGGTGGTGGTAGTTGAATCTACGGTTGTTACTACCTTTGTTACCTCTGTCATACTTTGTTCATTTGATTTTGAATCTGAATTACAGGCAGTAAAGGTTGAAAGACCTATTAATACTGCCGCGAGCGCTATAAAAGCTCTCTTAAAAAATTTCATTCAATTCCCCTTTCTTTTATTATAATATTATTATAATACTTTTTTCAAATATATTCAAATATTATTACCTAAACATATCTTTAAAGACCAGATTAAGGATATAATTTCCCTTCTTATGAGAAGCACTATAATCTTCTTCTCTTGATGCTCTACCACCAAAAAAGAGAAGGAATGGTCGCGCAAGTTCCTTTAATTCTTTAAAATCTCCCTCAATCAACTGCCTTTGTTCTTGTGTAAATTCTTTACTTCCATTTTTTACAGCAAGAAGTTCTTTCTTGGACATTCCATATGGCGCGCAATCATTTTCCACAATATCATCGTAGAAAACACTTTCATATAAAGGATAACCCTTTAAAAAAGATTGCAAAACGCCAGCCATATAAAAACAATGATGTGCTCTATAATGCCCATTTCCATTAGTTTTATCCCAATCAAAAGCAGTTACTCTGCCCATAATCTCTCGAAGCAGAGCGTTTTCTTCTCCATAGCTGCTTTCATACAAAACTTTCTCACAATAATCTCCCATATATACTTCATAATCACGGTGGAAATAACTGTATTCTTCTTCTCTAAATAGGTAACTATAACAACACATATAGTGACGTAAATCGCCGTTTTCCTTAAAGAACTCTCTCATATCTTTAACGATAACAGTATCTCCAAGGACTTCAACTTCTTTTGATTTTACACCTTGTACATCATAAACCTCTTCTTTATGTGGAAAAACATAAAAAATACAGTCAAGGTCACTATTAGCGTCGTTTAATCCAGTAAGTTGACTGCCCCAAACGAAAGCCGCGAAAACTTCTCGTCCATAGCTCTTTTCATATTCTTCTAACAATTTAGATAAAGTATTCATAATTCCTCCTTTCTATCCATAGTAACCCGAATAATCAATAAAACAAGGAGTCCCATCTATTCTAAAGCCATAATTACCGTCATGAATATCTTGGCTAATTATTTCAGATAAATGTTTATCCTTTTTTCTAGGAGAAAAAAGAAACCTCAATAGCCTCTTAACCTTCTTTCTCCCATAGGTTTTTGCCGCTAGTTCTAACCAAACAGCACGAATTATAATACCGTCCTTTTCTGCCCGTTCCGCTGCTTTTTTAGACCAATTATGAACTTTAACGTCTGGATAAAGTTCTTCTAAACTTTCATCAAAATCAGAAAGCGCTTCCGCTCGCTCTTGAATATATAAAACCCGCTCTCCTATATCTATTTTATCTATACGAGCAAAAAAGCAATCTATCTTTTTTTCTTTCATCTTTTGATAAACCTTATATTCCACACCGCAATAATTCTCTGCGCCAAGCGGTACTTTATTATACTTTAAATAATAGTGTTTTTTTCTTAACTCTGTATTAGAAGAAATCCAACTACTAGTATAATCACTACTTGTATCACTGAGATTATGGTCTAAAAACCAATCTTCTGGTACTTGTGAAATATAATTTTTCGCGGCAAGTTCAAAAATTTCTTGAAAGATATCATCATCTTTTTCCCTGCGTAAAATTGATTGACAACGGTCTAACCAATGGGCAGCATCCATATAAAAACCATCGCAAGGAAGTTTAATAACGTAATCTATTCTTTTATCCTCTGGCACAATTACAACCTTACTTGCGCCATTATGAAGCGTAAGCCCTTGATTTCCAATTTCCGTACTAAATAAGGGCTTAAACGCTTCACATATTACTTCTTCTGTTTCTTCTTTGTATGTGCTGCTATAAAGATTACACGCCCCAACTATTGCTAAATTTTGTGGAAGCATAAAATCATACAAAAAAACTCTTTTCTCTAAATCATCTTTAATCTTAGATAAATTATACCCCATTAAACTCCCACGCAATTTTAGTGTAATCGGTCTTATCGCTATATAAGAAATCTCGTCCTTCCTTTTCCCACACAGCACAATCATTTACAATAAAATTGTTTATAGCTGAGAAGTAATTCCAAGGAGAGTCATAGTTATCTAACCAAACCTTCTTTGTCTGTCCAGTTCTTTTATCTACCATCATAATAGTAGTAAAAAGCTGACCACCGGAACCGTCATCAAAAGGTGACCATCTAGCATCTATTTGGCGCATAATGAAGCGTCCGCGCCACAGATTATCATTCTCAATGCCTTTATTAAGACGTCGAATATTCTTATTAATGGCGCGCTGTGCCTTTTTACGCATCTTACGTCTTGACTTCATAATTAAAACCTCCTTTAAAAATCTTCGTGCACGAAGTTATCTTGGACAAAAACTCGTCTACTTACAAGGTCGCCCCACTCAATAATTTCTTCTTTGTCACTACAATACTCATAAATACAATCTGAGATTTCAGCAAACAAAGCTGTTTCGTCCCAATATTGTTTACCATTGTCTGTGTAACAGTAATAAATACCCTTGTCGTATTCATCGTTGCCGCTTAGGCAATTTATTATATCTTCTTCGGTGATAACGACTCGTTCCCAATCTCCTTTTTTAAGAGAACGTCTTCTGGGCTGCCCAAAATCGCTATTGAAATATTCTTGTACTTCTTTTACAAGTTCCTTAATATCTACTTCTAGCTCACAGAGAGCATAATTATAACAAGAGTGAATAGATATTTTCATTTTGTAATCATCTCCTATTAAGAGTAATTTCCTCGGAGTATTTTTGTCCGCGGTCAACTATCTTCTCGTTTTCATCTACCAAATCTATTAAAGTTTCAGACATAAAGTCAGCGAGAGACCATTCTTCCCACTCTCCATCTCCAAGATAACCATAGACAATTCTACCTTTATTGCCTTCATCTTTAAGCATTTCAATAACTTCTATTTCTGTTATAACTACGGGTTCCCAAGCTCCCTTTGTGGTAGACCAGCCATAAGTTGAACCAAAATCTAATTTGAGTTCTTCTTGAAGTCTTTGCGTTAACTCCGCCGTATCAAATCTTGATTCACATATAAGATAACTATAAGAGGAACGGACATAAATTTCCATATAATTTCTCCTTCCTTATTTTCTATATATATTATATCAAAAATAATATTAAAAATCAAATATATTTATTGATGATGAATACATATAGAAAGTTAAGTTACCAAGGATAACTAATATAAATGTAACTAAACCCAAAAGACAAATTATTTCGTTCAATCCAATAATATCTTAATAACTTTAATACAAGTTTAAATTTTTGTTTATCATCAAAAGCAAAATATAAATCTAAATCTTCAAAAGCTGTGGTTGTTTGGTGTACTACTTCTACAGTTCTTTCGATAGTCCCTTGTATTTCCCTGAAAAGTTCTGCCACCTCTTTAAACATTTCTCTTTGTACTACCTCAAAACGACCAAAAGGATTTCTTTCCTCTTGCTTTTTCATATATTCTTTTGCCGTATAGGTGGGATTAACATCACTATAATATTCCTCTATAGCTGCGCAAGTAAAGGCTTCTCCATAATCATAGAAAGACATAAGACCTTCATCCTTTGTTTCAACCGTATAAATAATATTAAATGGCGGTGGCGCAGCCTCTTCAACTATACGTTGGTCTACCAAAGAAACTAACCAGCTATTTTTAAAAAAAAGAGTCCAAATACCAAAATCAACATAGCAATATTCTTTTTCCTCTGTATTTTTTTCTTCCCAATCTGCTTTAGAAATTATCTTATCTTCTAATATAGAGTAATACCCTTCATCAGTTTTAAAGGAGGGTAGTATATGACTAATATCCATAGTATTCTCCTATCATTTTTTCTATATTTATTATACATTAATTATATAAAAAAGTCAAAAAAATAAAGGACTATATAATAGTCCTTTTATACTGTTAAAAAACTAGTTATAATTTGTTGGAAATTCTTTAAGAAATGTGCCCGAATAGTTGTCTTTTTTTGTGCTTCGTATCTTTGTTCATTCCAAGCATCCATTGCAGTGGCTTTATATTTTTTCTGCCATTTTTGCTGGTCTTTCGCCTTAGGAAAAAGAATTGGGGGAACATCAATACTAACATTAACTATATTTCTTACTCGGCTAACATCTTCTTTTGCAAATTTAATAGCATCAGCTAATAAAAAAAGAATAAAAGAAAGAGGGACATATATACCATTTAAATCCATCAAATGAATAGCCGTAGGTCCGGGAGATTCTCCACCTAAAGTCTGAAAATCATCGAATAAAAAAAGAGCAATATTCTGTGCTAATAAATTTTCAATGTCACCTTTATTAAGAACTTTTTCTCCTATCGCGTCCTCAGCTAATTGTAAAATAATTCCCATAAGTGTTTTATAATTCTTTCTTGTAGAACGAGAAACATCATTCATCATTTCCAAGAAATTACTAATATTTTGTTTTTTACCAGCGCTAAAGCCGCCAAATTTATCATTATAAGTATAGTTCTTAGCAGAAGAATAAACAATAAAACCATTTCTAACATCTTTCAAATCATCATATAACTTCTCAATAGCTTTAACGTTTTTTGCTCTGTTTATAGAACCGCTACCAGCTTGATAGGATTCTGCTAAACTGCGCGCAACTCTATCAGCATCTATTTCAAGTGTTATGATATTATCTGCTTTCATACCGGTCGCGCCAGACGATACAGAACCGCCCTTTTGTCCAGTTTTCTTTAATATAGTATTAACCGTAAAATTCTCAAAAGCCTCCAATGTTAAGCCGCCACGCTGATGGATATTTACGCCTACTTGTTTAAAAGTAGCATCATTAGCAATACCATATTTTCCTTTTTCATTCCTTGTCCGAGAAGCTATACGACCGTTACTATCTATTTCTTCTGTGAGTGCCTTAATTACATCTTGTACCTTATATATATCAAAAAGCTGCTGTACAAAAGGTGAAGAATTACTATCTTCTTGCGACAATGCAAAATAAAGCTCTTGATAGGCTTCTCTTTGTCTTTGAAGTTCTTCTGGAGATAGACTTAATTCTAATTCAGCTTGTAATTCCAATTCTCGTTCTGGAGAAAACATACGAAGCGCTGCTTGCTTACAAGTTTCTCTTAGCCTAACTTGAAGAAATTCCTTTGCAGCTTCTTCTAAACTTTTATTTGGTGGTAAGTTATTAAAAACTTCTTCTAAGCCTTTTGCGATATCGTCTAAATCTATTTCTATTTGTTGAATTAGATAAGTATGGTAAACAGAAATAATACTTTTCTGACCGCCGCTTAATAATTTATTTGTGACTGGACTAATTCTCTTCTTACTAGTTTGAATTAAAGTAACATTACGTTCATATATTTCTTTAATACCAAGAGTCGAGTTGATAGCTTTTGTTAGACCATCATATAACTCTTTAAAATCATTTAATCTTCCACCAGTAAGAAAGCGCGAAGCATCAATTTCTGTTCCAAAAACGTCTTGTAAGACCTTGATTTCTTTAGATAGCTCTGCTTCTGCCATAGCACGTACTTTGCTATCATCAACTACACTTTCTCCTATTTCTTCTCTATAGCGACTAAGAGTTGGTTTAATCTTCCCATATAAATAAGAATAGCCATCACGATTATTTTTTAATCGTTCATAATAGACATAATTACTTGCCATACTTCCACTATCACTATTTAATAAAACATATTCATCGAGAGCCATATAATCACCTACTTAATTTTGAAGTATTCCTTTAATGAGTAAGTACCATCAATAAATTCAATCCAATCGCCGGCAATACGCTTTATCTCAATAACTTCTTGCGGTTGCCGCACTTTAACAACTTGCGCTTTTAGTGATGGACCTCTTCTTGAATTTACCAAAACTAAAGCAGTCGCTTTTCTTACTTTTGTATCTTTCTTTACTTTTTCGCTAGGTAAAGAAATCTTTTTCTTCTTTATATCCTTAACCATAATACCTCCTAAATACAAAAAAGGCATTTCTCACGAAACGCCTATGGTATATATAAACAGATAGATTATTTGACCTATCTGACTAGAGGTTTAATTCAATAACTAAATGGTAGAGAATTGTAACTTTATCAGTAAGGTCAAAACTATCGTGGTAATGACCAAAAAACCAATGTTTATATGTAATTTTGTCTTCGACTATATCTAAAAACTGCTCCATAGACTTATCTATTTCATCTTGGTTGACACCAAAAAGAAATAACTCTTCCAATTCTCTCTCGAATTTAAGTGGAACTGTATGAGAGAAGATATAATCAAATGAGTTCTCTTTTTCTAAGATTTCTAAAATTTTTTCCTTTTCTTCATTTGTCATTTGCTCACTTTCAAACCAACGACCAGCGCCACGATATAGACGATAGTATTTATCTATACTGTATGCGCCGCCCAAACATAGACACTTTCTATCTTTAAGATAAAAGATACCATCCTCTGGGAAGATGATATTTGGTCTATTTGGTTCTACCCAAGTATAACATTTTAATTCCTCATTATAAACACGTTTATAAGAAGGAATATTCCACGCTCTTTCTTCGTGGTTGCCGTGAGTGCCGATAATAGTGATGGGCATTTTAGCGAGTTTATTTTTAACGTGAGCATCACGTTCATCAAGAAAATAATTTAAGCCAAGGTCGCCGCAAATTACAAGATAATCTTCCTTTGTCGTATTTTCTTGTTCACATAAAGTTTTAATTCTTGAAAGAGAACCGTGAATGTCACCCGTACAAAACGCTCTATTCAACTTTATCCCACCTTATCTTACTGCCGCAACAATGGCAATATTTATCGAAGCGGAGAATTATTGTTCGACATTCTCCACAAGTCCAACAGCTTAACTTTTTAATCGGAATTGTACCTCTAAGTATTCTCAAAAGTCTTCTCATATAATCCTCCTTCTTAAATAATATGGCGGCGCCGCCCAGACTCGAACTGGGAAGGACAGAATCAAAATCTGTTATGTTACCATTACATCACGACGCTATATCTATGGACTTTCTGATAGATGGGCAACTTCAACGAGAGGTTTTCTATCTTTTTGGTATCCATTACGAGGGCTTATCCCAACCAACCTATCACGTGAGTAGGAAATTGGCGACGCGGGTGAGACTCGAACTCACACACCACCGAAGTGATTACTCAGGGATTAGCAATCCCCTATCTTACCAATTAGGCTTACCGCGCCAAATCTTTATCTTTATAGATAATCATAGCAAAAAAGTTATATATATAATCCTCTCTTATTACAAACTTAATATCTATAACTTCTTGCCTATCGCGCTCTAGTTTTTCAATTTCTCGGTTTATTTTGTCTTCAAGTGTAGTCGGTTTTTGTTCAATTAATATTTTTACTTTCATGTTACCTCGCATTTATATAAAATGAAGTAGATAAGGATTTGCACCTTATATGTGCCTTAGTATCCTCCAAAAAAATCCCGTACATAACGTCTCGGTTTTAATTACAGTCTGTTACCCACAGCAACGCTTGCGTCTACCTATTCCGCCACTACTTCATATATCTACTGGCACGCCTAGAGGGACTTGAACCCACAACCAGCTAGTTCGTAGCTAGCTACTCTTTCCATTGAGCTACAGGCGCATATTAATCAGTCAAAGCAACAACAATAGCAGCCGCAACAGCCACAGAGAGAAACAATCCTATTAAAATTCCTATAATAATAATGGGTATAAATATATTAACATAACCCAAAAATATTAAAATAGCAAAAAAGACGATAAAAATAAGGGAGATATATACAATACTTTTGATTTGATTTCTTTTCATATAATCAATGATACGGTTAAATTTATTCTTCAATGCAGTATTCCTCTACAAAATAATGTATTCCACTCCTATAAGCAATTGAATCAAGTTCTTCAATAGAAAGACCTTTTACTTTTTCTTCATCTATTGCCCAAACAGCAACAAGCGCATTCTCAGCCATTACTTCATCGAGCATCTCGTAAAATTTTTCCTCGTCTTCACTATCTTCTTCGCTAAGACAGTTGGTAGCTCTTTCTCCGAGAGAGGTCATAATATCATCGTAATCGTCCATAAGATTCATACATCTCTCAAAGCAGAAATCACAGGCGTCATTCATATCTTTAGCTTCGATAACGCCAGAGTCTTCAATGCCATGAAGACCTTGGTAGATATTTTCTGTTGCATAGTAGTAAAATCTGCCCATACTATCCCTTCTTTCTTTTCTTCTTCTTTTGTCCTCCACGGAAAGAAATTTTGGTATCAAAACCGTGGTTAGTAATCTTATCATCATTAGTAAGTCCGATAGACTCTCTACGCTCAGCGGCGGTACGCTCTAAAGAAAAATATTCCTCTATTGCTAAATAGATGTCTAAGGGATTAATTAACTCAGCAAAGCCGCTTGCCTTTAAAAGAGGAATATCATAGATTATAGTACGCTCATTATTACGATAACCATACTCTACGCTTAAACTATACTCCTTTGTATAATTACCCCTATTAATTGCATCAATAGCAATTTTATGCTTTCTATCTTCTGTCTTTGCTGACCAATGAGCAAACCAGTCATCGCCTTTTAACTTGATATAATTAAATGAAAGGAGTTTTCTATCGGTATTATAATTTGTCCAAGTTAAAACGAGATTAATAATATAATCTTTTACGTAGCCGTAGTCATCTAAGTCAAGAACCTTAGCCTCAAACAACCAAAATCTATTACATACTTGGAGTAAAATATATGAAATTTGACCCAGTTTATTAATGCCGTAAGTAATATAATTTAAACCTTTACAAACTTCGTCTTTAGTAAGAATAAAAGACCTAGTTCTATCGAAAGTTACTGTTTTATCGGGATAAACACCTTGTAAGTAATCATAGAAGTCGTAATTCTTGTCTATAATCTTCACAATAGAACTCCTTTCTTCGATATTATTTGGAACCCCGACTCGGATTCAAACCGAGGACATACCGCTTAGAAGGCGGTTCTTCTGTTCAGGCTGAAGTACCGGGGTATATAATGTGGACCACCAAGCGGGAGTTGAACCCGCGCCTTTTGGTTGGAAGCCAAATATTCTACCGTTAAACTACTGATGGATATTCCAGCTGTTAATAAACCGCTGGCGCTTCGAGCGGATTGCCTACGATAAAATCATTGAAAATTGTGTAGTAATCGCCTTCTGATACAAGCCACAGCTCTTCAAATTCAAGAGCATAAAGATTACCGATAATAGACTTTGCGCGAACCTTTAGACCATTGCCGTCCTCGACAAAAACCTCTTTATCACACTTTGCTGCAAGTGCGGTAATAGTTTCGGCTTCCTTTACTGTGTCCATATAGATTTTTGCTCTCATAAGAACCTCCTAAAAATTTTAATACCCGAAAGGGCTGGTGGTAGTGACAGGATTCGAACCTGCACGCCGAAGCCATACCTTCTAAAAGTACGTTGTCTGCCAATTCCAGCACACTACCTTATATGTGGTGCCAATAATCGGACTTGAACCGATACGCCCGAAGGACAAGAGTGTTTGAGACTCCCGTGTCTGCCGTTCCACCATATTGGCATATTCAAGACACTTTTATATAACTTTCTCATTCCTTAAATAAGTGTTGTATAAATAAAGTTGCTGTAAGTGTCTTTTATTTCTCTCTTAACTTTCTATATATATTATAACAAATATATTATAAAAAAGCAAATTAATATATTGATTTATAAATAAAATGGTGGGAAATGGTGGATTCGAACCACCGCTACTGTCACAAACTAGCGTGCTACCATTACACTAATCATCCCATAATATACCAATAGTAGGACTACTGCCCTACTACTGGCTTTTAATTTATTCTGATTTATTTTCCGCAAAGCCGCCAGAAAGCAGCATTAACGGCAACAAATTATCTGTTGAACCCTCATTCTTATTCAAAAGCAAAAACATAAGTGGATTAATCTTATTTGAACCACCCATCGCCATCATCAGTGCCATCGTACTCATATCCAAACATTATCACTTGCTATGTCACCCTGTAAAATCATAGACATTGGCTCTTCCATCAAATTTCTCCTTTCTTTCTTCTTTTGGTGCACCACCTCGGTACTGCCCCGAGCATCCCCAAATTAAAAGTTTGGTGCCTTACTTCTTGGCTAGTGGTGCTAATTAAATTATCAAAGTACAAAACACAAGTTCAGGGTTATAAATTAAAAGTTTATTCCTAAATTATAATTGCTGTATGTGTCTATGTGGTACGAAGGGAAAGAATTGAACTTTCATCTATCGCTTATCAGACGATTGCCCTGCCATTGTGCTACCTTCGTATATGACTGGAATTTATCTCGTTAGTCCAGTGGCTCCGGCATCCCTACTTCTATCCCGCGTGAGCTAGCGGCAAGATTTACTTTGCGTCTTTATTAGTCGTTTTCCACTAAAGCCACATATCACTAACTTAAAGTTGAGTGCCGGTGGTAGTTTAATCTTGAAATCCATGATAACGACCTCTGAGTGTTCCTGCGTAGCAACAGTTATCCTTTGAGAATGGGTGGTTGATAATCCGAAACCGCCAACGATTGAACGCGTTATGCTACTAAGCGCTGGTACTCCATATTAGAATCGAACTAATGACCTCCTGTTTGTAGGACAGGCGCTCTAACCTGCTGAGCTAATAGAGTATATGGTGACCGAGTGTGCAGTTAGTCGACTGGTGTAACCTCCCAGCGCTTCAATCACACGCATCCCCATTGGATTTCACAAACTTTTATACTAGGACTTCCGCGGCGAACTACCTCGTTGAGTTGTTACTCAATGTGTTCCAATTAATTAGGGCTATATTTTCTTCTCGGCTTTTAATACTTGCCTATCGGTCAAATAGTAGTAATTGGTTTAGCCTATCGTTTATAGTGCCGTTGAGACCGATTGGACTACTACTAATCTCCTCTTGCACTTATTGCGACTCCAACGGGACTTGAACCCATGACCTCTAGCGTGACAGCTAGCGTTCTACTCTTCTGAACTATGAAGCCATATCAGGGCTTTAAGGTCAGCCAACCGCACATTTGTTGATTGCTGGAATTTTTGCTTTTCCAATCTCTTAATTGTAACTTCATTTATCGTTTCTAAAGTTTTCTTTCCTTAACTTTCTATATATATTATAACAAATATATATTAAAAAATCAATTTTTCTTTTCTTTTATCTTTTACGAATAATAGCTACTTAATTTTTCACCAGAAAATATTTGGTAGAAGCTAGGAGAATTGAACTCCTGACCTGTTGTTTGCAAGACAACTGCTCTACCAGCTGAGCTAAGCCCTCAGATATTGGGTTATTGTTGCACTATCAACTACTTACAAGGTCCTCTTACCTAAGCCCATATTAATTGGCACGGCTCAAGGGATTTGAACCCTTATCCGAGGTTTTGGAGACCCCTATTCTAGCCCATTGAACTATCGCCGCATATATTGGCAGTCATTTCCTACTGCCGTGAAGATTAAAGGATTCCATCTTCTATATTCATATTCCAGAATATACCCTTATATGGCTCCAAGGGTGGGATTCGAACCCACAACCACTCGGTTAACAGCCGAATGCACTACCATTGTGCTACCTTGGAATATATAACCGACAGTGGGGTGACACTCCCACATCTCCTTTAATCCTCCTTTAAAGGCGACAGCTGCCCGTTCCGTCCTTGTCGATTTATAATGGTTTTTCTATCTTAAAGATATAGCTATAAACAAGGTCACCATAAACTATTCTGTGCCTCCATATTCACTCTATAGCAAAGAAAAATATTTCAACGGCGCTGGTACTGATAACAGGACTTGAACCTGCACGCCAATAAGACAATAGAACCTTAATCTATCGCGTCTGCCAATTCCGCCATATCAGTATATAATCATGCTGCATATTAATATTTGGTGGGCAGGGTTGGACTCGAACCAACGTATCGTTACCGAGAGAGGGTTACAGCCTCCTGCAATTGCCGCTATGCGACCTACCCATATAAAATTGGTGCACCGTCAGGGACTTGAACCCTGAGCCTACTGATTATGAGTCAGTTGCTCTGACCAACTGAGCTAACGGTACAAACAATGGTAACTCGTAGGAGATTCGAACTCCTGCTTTCAGATTGAGAATCTGATGTTGTAGCCAACTTAACTAACGAGCCATATTAATGTTAGAATCAACCACTTATCTAACTTTGATAGACCTCAGACATTGCTCCTTTCTATCTTACCCCTCTGGTGACACCACTGGGGATTGAACCCAGACTCTCCACCTTGAAAGGGTGGCGTGTTATACCGATTCCACTATGGTGCCATATAAATTCCCTTTCGGGAAGATGACCGTAGGTAACTGTCTGGTTACTCCTTTCGACTAGATACCAAGCTAGCCGCTACTTCACGACGTAGAACGATAAGTTATCCTATCCACTTATAGGGTAGTTATTCTTTTCGACAATAACCACTTAAACCCGCAGACCTTTATGGCGCTGAAAGTTCCTTTTCTTTTCTTAACTTTCTTTATATATATTATAATGTATTTATATAAAAAAGTCAAAAATTTTTAATCTAATTCCCACCAATAATCGAAAGTTCGTCTATATGAACCACCATTAGGAATATCCTTTGTATGTCGAACCTTTCGATTACTCAAATTGCGGAGGTATTTTGCTCTTTTAGATTTATAAAATCTAACCCATCTATGTTTTTCTTCGTTATACCAAATGGTGCGATGTCCAGCTCTAGCAAAAGTTTGCCTTGCCCTCTTTATATCTCCCATTTTTCTACGGTGGCTCATAGTAACCTCCAAGGTTTATGAATTAGCATATATGATAAGGATTTGCACCTTATATGATAGTCTTTACCTCGGTGCGGGTCGCACGTGTCTTTAAACTCTTTTTTTAAGTGGTAGCGCTAATTCCACCCTGGCAACTATCTCCCGCTAGCGCGTCTACCTATTCCGCCACATATATACTATTTTAATGGCGATGCCCCTCGGATTCGAACCGAGACGCCGCATCCCTACGACTACTAATGCTTTTCAAGAGCATTTCCTTACCAATTAGGATTAGGACACCATATAAGGAATAAGACTCATCTTATTCCTTAACCCATAGTCCGAAGACGTCTGGGGCAATTCAAAGAAAAAATCAGAAACGGTCTTGCCAAACCACTTCTTACAAAAAGTATAAATACTTTTTCAATCATAATATAAAAGGTTTTCTCATTTCGAAGATAACCTTAAACTCCGCTCTTTCGTTACTACCCAAGAGTGCGTCACACAAAGGTGATAGGGAATCCGCCACGGATGCTATATTATTATAGGTTCCCGTTATTCTGTCCATCTCTTTAACCCACCGTGGAGGTTTACTAGTATTAACTACGGGCGAATTAGTTTTCATATAACAACCAGTATTAGAAAACTATTATAAAAGACTATACTGACGTATTTTAGGGTGTTCCCCAAGGAATACAGTTTCCAAATTGTACAGACTCTTGTTTAAACAGGTACACGACGTGAACATATCTGTACTGGTACCCTCGAAGTGGAGGGATTCGAACCCCCGATATCACGGTCCCAAACCGCGCGCCTTACCAAACTAGACTACACCTCGATATTTGGTGGTTGTATTTTTAAGTCTTCACCCACCGAAGTTCGGACTCACATAACTAAATACACAATAATAAATACATAAATAATAAATACATAATCGTCCTACCCTAAGTATTCTAGGAAGACTCTATTTATCTTTACACTATTTCTAAACCAATACATATAATACCTCAATTCTAAAAATAACTATAAATTAATTAACTAATGTTTATGAAATACCATATAATCGGCTCTCCTTTCTTTTTAGGGTACTTAATTTTACAACATAATTTAATAAATGGACGATTATGTTGGGAGGCAACTTTCAATTGTCTACCTCTAAGTTTGAGTGTCTACCGCCACTACTTATTTTTTTCTATTAATTTTTAACTTTAACTTTAATCGTGGCAGGATAACTGTTACTCCTCACGAGAACAACGATACTAAGCCGTTGACCTTGTCGCACCTGTATCGCCGGACGCCTTGCGCTTGCTTTCTCCCACTAAGCTGGGGATAATTACCACTCTAATTATCAAGAGACACAGTTTCACCCGCCTACTGTCAAGTCAGCGTTTAACGCACACTCTCACGTCTAAACCTCCTCGGTGTTTAGACACCGCCTTTCATCGAATGGAAAGGTACACTAACTCTTCTATCGGGACGCAGTCCGACGCCCGCATTTATTTAACGACACTGTCGATGTCACTAAACTCAGCGATTTCATATAATTTTTTCTAAATAATCCTGAGTTTAATGGTTACAGGGATGGGACTTGAACCCATACCTCTAGCTTATGAGGCTAGTAAGCTCCCATTACTCTACCCTGTAATATGGAGATTTCGCGCGGACTTGAACCGCGACTTCTGGTTTTGCAGACCAGCGCCTTACCAGTTTGGCTACGAAATCATTTCTTTTCTCTTAACTTTCTATATATATTATATTATAATTATATAAAAAAGTCAAAATAGATTTTATTGCTTTTACTGTTAAGAGGCTAGAAAGATGGAGCAAGTAGCCGGATTCGAACCGACGTCCCCAGTATGGCGCACTAGAATTCTAAACAAACTAAACTATACCTGCATATGGAGCCGAATCACCGTTATGCTCGGAGGTCAAGAGGTTACAAATCTCCCGTTTTACTGATTAAACTAATTCGGCATATTAAGTACTAAGTATTGTTCCTTTCTTCATCTGTATATTCATAAAAAAGGAAGTAAAAGAAACAACTTTCCTTATTTACTTATTAATTTAGCTATCTTATTATTATACAAGACGCGGATAGCTAAATACAAATAAACAAATACTCAATGTAACTTTTATCTTCCACGAGAACCTCTCATTCTCACATTATTCCAATAAAATATTTTTAATAAATAATAAATTGCTGATTGCGTCTTATTATAGAATATTTCGGTGATATTAAGTGGGACTTTAAGAGTTAAGGTATAAAATTTTAATGCAAGACACCTTCCAGTGTTGGATTTGAACCAACTAATCTTTTTTTGCTAAAAAGACGAATTAACCATTATCTTCGGAATAAAATTGCTGTACGTGTCTTATTAAGATTATATATTAACTTTGCAGTCGCCGCAACTCACGTTTCAATGCTTTTATGATTCTCGCATTAGCTGTCGCATCACGCGATTCGAGCTTTTTAATTCGATTTTCATAGTAAAGTTTTGTACGCATTTAATCACCTTTCATTTAATACTCGACACCTTTTGCAAATAAGCAGGCAGTTTATTGATGGAGCCTAATCATTTTATAGCGTTGCTGCAAGTGTCTTTTTGGGGAACCAATAGATTATACTAGGCTAAAATTTTCAAAGTTAAAAAGTGCATATGATAATTAACTTCTTTGCGCTACGCTTTTAGTAACGGTTTACATCGCCGCTTCTAGCCTCTTATAGCTAGCTATAAGTTTACGAAAAGTATAATCAGCTTTGAGGTCAGCCAACCGCACATCTTTATCCTGTACTCATAGTCGAATTTTGCTAAGACTTGGTACCGGTCACCAGACTCGAACTGGTACGCCTATTAACTAGGCTACGGATTTTAAGTCCGCTATGTCTTCCATTCCATCACACCGGCATTTATATTAAGGATTCGAGCGCTTTACTAAGAAGAAAGTCGCGCGGCTTTTGATAACGCAGAGCCGCCAAACTGCTAGCAAAGAGAATTTATCTTAAAAAAGTTATTACCCCGTTAGCGCCGAGAGGGCGGTCTTTTTAATGAAAGGAGTGACAGATAGAAACCGATTGCCGCCCTCTCGTTCAACGAATTAACTTTAAATCTCTTAACTTTCTATATATATTATAGCAAAATTATTTATTTTTTGCAAATTTTTTATTGCTATATTATCTTAACGGTCAATGTCTGTATAGAAAAATGCTTGATAATCTGTACCTACTTCCTTATAAAAATTCTCAGCATCTTCTAAGTAGTTTTCATCGAAAAACTCCTCTAATTCTTCGGGGCTAAAACCTAAATCAAAATCATCAAAGAACATTTTTATACCGCCTTTCTTAACTTTTCTATATATATTATATATGGTTTTTATAAAAAAATCAAAAAAATTATACCCATTGATATTGCGGCAACTGCTCATTAAACAATTTATATCTAAGCCAATCATCTAAAAAAATTGCTAATAAAGATATAAAAAACCATAGCACCGTAAATGGTAGACATATTTGTCCTAAAATATTAAATGGCATATTAGAATAATCCCAAACGTGTAAGTTTAATAGTAAATTTAAAATAATGCCTGAAATAAACTCAATTATTGTAATAATAACTGCGCTTGCCGCCATTTGGTATAATAAAGGTATTTTTTTAAACTGTGGAATTTCATTAATCAATCCCACTAAAACAAAACATAGTCCTCCGACAATCCCCATAGTCCAGTGTGTCCTACTTCTAAATAAAATTTCTAAAAGGCAATATAAGCTGCCTCCTACTATAAAAAGGAATAGATACTTACTCACTTTTTTCATTGCTATTATCCTCTATTTGTGAATATAAGTCTTTTAATGGCTGTGATTGATATTCTTCTGGAATTTCAATTCCATATTCAATCGCTGCAATTTCTTCAATCGTTTCCAGTGAATTAACATATTCTCTTAAAGAATTAAAATATGTTACATGAAACATTTTATGGAATATACTAGCTGTAACAACTTTCATCATATCAGCCGCAGTATAATAAGTACATAGTTCGCCATCGGCGTGGTAGGACACATATTCTGCTCCAAGATTAATCTGCGCCTGACGCTCCATTAAATTAATTTGGTCTTCCTTTGCGAGAGAATAATGGCGAGTTATTCCATCTGTTAAAGTTACATCTACTCCAGCTTCAATTACTTGATTACAAGTTTTGTCTAATTCTTTAATTTTGTATTCTTTTATAAAATCAATCTCTTCATCTGATGGTGGTTCATCGTCAATAGGCTCATCACTCTCTTCTTCTGAACGTTCGTCAAGAGCTTTCCGTAATGCATCATATTCAATTTTATCTATTTCTTCATAAGTCACAGTAACGAAACCCAAGTAGCTAGGGAATAGTGGTCGTCCCTCTAATTGCCAAATAGTAGTATTATTATAAGATAAAATACCCATAATATAAGGCGAATTATAGTCACAATAATTAACCATATTAGATTTACTATTCCAAGTAACAAACAAAATATTTTCTAAAGCATCTACTACTTGTCCTTCTGTATTTAATACTTTTATATATCTAGTCATAGTTCCTCCTTCTTTTATCTTTATTTTATATAATAATTTTAAGAAACGCGATTCACTAAACTTAATTCAGCAGTAAATTCTCGACACAATCTATATGATTTCTTTAAATGTGCTTTTCTTTCTTTTGGACCACCACCAAATTCATGGATAATTCCAGCAGAGAAAACTTCACGATAAGCCTTCTCTGCTAAACTATACAAAGTATAAACTCCTAAATCTATTTGTGTTCCATCATCGTCTACTAAATTTTGTCTTTTTATCCATTGTCCAACATCTACTGCTAATTTTCCTAAAATATCAACATATTCTATCTCTGATGTATCTCTATAAGATGCTAAAACACTCATAAAATACTCTCCTATTTAATTGCTAGCGTAGTAATTATGTATTAGAGGTTTTACGACCGATACACAGGCCGAAAGCCACACCATTGCTATTGTAAGCATTGGAACTGTGGCTGTTACCGTCGTCAATCACAAGACGGAAGTACGACGTGTTAATATCTGGTGTTCTTAACCACCACCAGTTACCATTTCCAGTTTCAACTACGCCTCTTGCGTACTTAATTTTCTTATTTATGAAATAAGTACAAGCTTTTACTGGAGCAATATTGCTCCAAAGTTCTTTATTCCAAACAACACGATTTTGTGAGCCAAATACATCAACAATAGAAAGTAAGAATAAATTATCTTTAGAACAAACCATATCATCGGTAGATAATGTTCCATTACCAGAACTTGCCCACACATTAACAGTAGAAATCATAACACGAAGTTTAAATGGTAAATATCCCCATACAGTTGTATTTAACCAACTTCTCATTTCTGATTTATCCCAACCACCAACATTATTAGAAGGATTCATTCTATGATTGGTTAAAGTATTATGAGCCACAAATAAGAAATTCGCAGCCTTTCCTGGCTCATCAGCTAATTCATATCTTAAAATTTCTGCAATATCAAAATCTAATTGTTTAATATTGTCATAAGCTGCTGTACCATCAGATTTACAAATATCTACAGCAATTCTACTTTTACCTATTTGGTAATATTGTTGTATCGTTGCATCTTCTGGGTCACTCATCATAATAGCATAAAATTCTTCTGGAGTATATAAAATTTTATCGTTTGTCACAGAAGTAGTATTATTATTTGTACCTGGAATATAGCATAAATAATTATTAATTCCTGCATCAGCAGCTGTCCAGTCAACTTCTTTAAGTTGTGGTAAAGTACAAGAAGTAAATACAGCAACAGCTTTTACATTTTCGTGTACATTTTCAATCGTATTTTCATTAGCAGTAGCAGAAGTATTACCACCACCATCTTTTGACAACTCCCAATGGTCAAATAAATAGTGAATTGCAGAAGTTCCGCTACCAGTACTTTCTTTAACTGGGAAAGCACTTAAATCAGTTCTATTATTACCATAAGTAGCAGTATAATCATTACCTGTATACTTACTTACCTCTTGTTCATCTACCAAACTATTATTAACATAGAACTTTACTTTATATTGGTTGTAAACTTCTCCTGCAACTATATTAAGATTTGGATACGCTCTATTTAATTCTCCCTTAAAGGTATCACCTATTTTATTAATAGTTATAGTACCAGTAATCTCTGGGTAATTATTGTGGTTAGAATCAATAGTATCATCGCTCTTTAATCGCTTAGTCTTTAAACTAGAATCTAATAAAGTGCTAAGTAAATCATTTTCATCATCACCTAAAGCAACATTTATATTAATAAGTCTAACACCCGTTAAACGACTTAAATTATTCTTTAATATCTCAAGAACTGGAATACCACTAGTATTTTCAATTCTTAATCTCTTTACATTTGAATAATCATCGTCTTCTATTGAATAATCATTAATAGTACCTTGGTCAATTAATTTTAAGAAAGTAATTGCTTTGGGAAGATGTAATGTTTCCAATCTCGCGCCAGCGGGTAAAGTAACTCCACTGAACGAACTGCCAGCTGCGTAAATGTGCTTAATAGCAGCGTTTTGAGACAAGTCTAGAATCTCAGCATTACCACTTAATAAACCACCAACATTTAAAGTTTCAAGAAGTTTAAGACTTTGAATTTGTGAAATTAAAGCAGATAAACTTAAATTACTATTTTCTTGTTCTGCTTCGTTACCATAAATAAAAGTGCTTAAATTAGGCGCCTTTTCTAAATTTAAGGTTTGTGGATTACACCCACTCATATTTAAGGTTTTTAAACAACTTGCTCCGAAAATATAAATATCATCATTACCAGATGCATTTGTATAAAAATACATAGTAGATGGATTATTTTCTCTAAATAATACTGGAACAGAAGAGTTATTCGGATATACCAAAGAACCACTATCACTATTACCATATATAATAGCTGGATAAAAGTCCTGTAAACCAGTTATTGAAATAGTATGTTCACCTGCAGTTGGTCTAAAGAATATTCTATCGGTTTTAAAAGCTGTTGCGGCATATTTAGAATCATAAAGATTCGCTCTTCTACGCATCCAATTTTCTTTTTGGAATCTACGGTCAGTTTGCAATCTTTTATAATCGCCAGTTGTTTTTCCTTCGGTAATTTTAGTTGTTCCATCTGGATTTGTAACAATCTCTGTATATGGCTTTGTCCAAGCGTCATCGTATTTATAACCCATATCACGGTTAACAAGGGCTTCTACTAATGTATTAAGACCTTCTGTTAAATGCACACGCTTGAAATTCTCAAATGTAAGTCCTTTACTAGCTAAAATTTGATAAGCCTCTTTTATTTCAGCCTGGAAGCTATCTTCAAACATAAGCCATAAAGGTGAATCCCAACCGTTATATCCATGTTGACCATCATCAGGAATAATATAATCCCAATCTGCATTATAAGGTATTTTTAATTTACCAACATTCTCAGCACCAAAAGCGCTATCTAAATCGTATAAATCAATATACCAAATACCAAAAGTAGAATTTGTCCAATCTATATTATTAATATTAACAGTACCATCATTATTTAATATTGCTGGAGTGTGTTCCGTTATAGAAGTTATTGTATTTCCAAGGTAATCTTTAACATTTACGCCCGCAGCTAATAATTCATTACCTTTATATCTATCTTTTAAGTTTTCACAGCGTAAAAACATATTTTTGGCTCTATTATCTACCAGTCCAGTAAACTGTAAAAAGCAATAATAAACAAGCGCATGATTCATATTAAAATGCTTTGTAAATTCTGCTTTAAAAATGGCTTTTCTATAATCTTTTTCTGTCGTATAAGTTACGCCATTATAGGTGTACGTACCAGCTTCTGTACTAGCTGTCCAATAATTAGCTCTTTGACATACCCAACTAAATAAATATTGAATATAATCATATTTTGGTGATAAATTTTCCTTTTTTAAATCATCCTGGTCTGGATAACTACATTCTAGCGCGCCTTTAACTAAATAATCTCCATTACCATCATCAACTAATAAATGGTCAGATTTAAATTTACAAATATCTGTTGTGTTATTTAAAAATTCCCATCTCTGAGTCGCGGTATCATTACCTTCATCATTGCTATCTTCAAGTCCAAAACTCTTGCTATTACCTTTATCATTATTTAACATACCTACACCGGCGAAAGTAATTGTAGAGGTTTCTCCATTCGCACTTAATGTTTCAAAAAATAATAAACAAGGAAAACCATAAACGGTATTTTGATATCTTTCATCTATTTGTTGGCTTGGCGTTTTATCGGTAAATAAACCATTCGCAATGTTAGCATTAAAAGTATTAGCATGGTCTATTGACATATAGTCAATTTTAAAACATAATGTGCTTTCTGGAATTGAAGCGCAATCTATTTCTTCTTTACTAGAATCATACACAAATTCTGATACTCCATCTGGATTTGTTGTGGTGTATCCCTTGAGCGGCCATTTTACTTTTTTAATTCCATTCGCAAATCTTCTTAAATATATTTTTAAATTTTTTCTAATATATTGTTGTGAACTTGTACCTTGAACTTTATTGTAGCAACAAAAACGACCAATATCTTTATTTGTATAACCTATTTCACTTGTCCAATTTGGATTTTCATCATTTAAATCTAATACTCTAGTAAAGCCATCATTATTATCGGCTGGAAAAGTTAAAGTTATTCCAGCATATCTAACTCCTTCATCGCTTTTTATCGGTGAAATAAAATTACTCTGATTCTCATATCCTTTTAATTTTAATACCCTATATCTTTTAATAGCTTCATTATAAGAAACATCATTATTAGCTAAAATGTCATTTCTTTTAGCAAGATTTTCTCGTTGTTCAAGAGTATCTTTTGAAGCAATATAATTCTGCAACACTTCTGTTGCTGATAATTCTTTACCATAGATTTTAACATTATATAAATCTACAACTGCTTTATTACTACCTATAGTAATATATTGCGGTACTGCTAATGTATCACTACTATTATATGGTACACTACTACCATAGATACCATTAATATATATATTAACAGCTTGTTTATTTTCACCGTGGGAATTTAATTTTTCAAGAACAAAACTTAATCTTATTCTTTGCCCTTTTTGTACATATGCCGCTGAAGCACTTTCTTCAAATGTAATAAAACCATCTTTAATATCACCAGATTGCAATAAATCAGTTTTAAAGCCACAAGTTAAAGGAGTAACTTTTATACCAACAAAATCCTCACTTTCATCTGTTGTATCTGGAATTACTGAATCGGGAGCATTTGCACAACTAATAATAACAGCACTATCATCAGAACTTGCTTCAACCTTATAATCAATTTCAATGGTACGTCCATTATCAAAAATAGATGGATTTTCCATATTATCAATAATTATATTATTACCTTTTTCATCGGTAAAATTAGTAGTAAAAGGCTTAAATTGAATTTCTGTTCGCGCGCTTCCGCTTAATCTTAATACTCTTCTATTTTCATTTAAAGTATTTAATTGAATAAAGCCATTACCATTATCTAGCCAGTTAAAATTACTATTTCGTGTATATATTGTATAGTTATTATTAGTATATGATAATTCCTCTTTTCCTTCAGAGCTGTTGGTATATTGTGTCGGGTCTAAATCATATAATAAACCAGTTGTAATATACTTAATTTTAGCACTATATGGGCTTACAAACTGATTAACTACAGCATTAACCGTTTTAGTAATACCAGACAAGGTAAATTCAACCTTGTAAGTACCGTATTCTTTATACTCATTATAACTAAAACCAATAGTATGAATTTGTCTTACAGATAAATCATTTTCTTCTTTTACAGCTAATTCATTATCCTCACTATCAAGTAAACGGATAACAAGCCCATCTACTATATCTCCACCAGGCTGAACAACGCTATAAGTAATACTTAAAGTTTCTCCTTCAGTAATTGCTTCTGGCGTTTTAATACCCATTAAAGGATATTTATTTTCTTGACTTGTTGTATTTACAAAAATTACATTCTCAATTATATTAGAATATACCCCATCTTCTGTAATAAAATATGCCCTCAATGAGTGCGCACCGTAAGTATAACCCGGTAGATTAATAGTATAATTCAGTGCAATACCATCCGTAGTTCCAATATCTATTCCACCAACAGTTTGTCCGTCAACACTTCTTGTCGTTAATTCAACATCATCCACAAATATGTGCATAATTTTTTTAATACCAGCACCATGCGGAGTATATTGTAAATCTATATAACCATTACCAGGAAAAATACTAGTAGACCAATTCTTAAAAGCATTAGTCTGTATTTCTAATGAAATTGGCACACTTCTAACTTCAAATACTAAAGTCTTTTGTGGAGTAATATCCGTTCCTTGTTGGTCTATTTGAGTCGCGCCCCTCGCAGTTACAGTAATATTCAATATTTTATTCTCTTGCAGCATCGCCGCAGTAATTGGAATCGTAATATCACCTTGCTGATAACCTTCTGTTATATTAAAAAAGGTACGATACGCACTATCACTTTCAGTAGAATATTTATATTGCGCCTTAATGTTCGGCGCGGTTGTAGTTTGTTCATAACCAGATATTGTACTTTGTAATTCTTCATAGTGAACAACTAAATTCGTTGATCTTCCAGATGCGGTAGTAAAATTCGTAGATTTACCAGAATTATTATAGAATGTTAAAACCGTTTGTCCAATAGATGTTCCACCCTCTGGTAATTCAACCGCATTAGTTCCTGGAAGCTGAACACCATTGTTATCGACTAAAATAATGCTCTTTTTATCATTAATTACTGTGCTAGATATGTTGACAAATTGTAAACCTTGTGGAGGGAGCGGCTTTGGATTACCCATAGCTTGATTTTTTCCATTAACCAGTTGAACAGCATTATTTTCAATCTGTACATCCGCAACATATTTACTATCAAACTCATCTTTTGAGTAAGAATCCCCACCGACTATTACAAATTCTTCATCACTCGCAATATATCTATAATGAATATATCCATTTTCACTATCGCCAATATAATAATCTATATCTGGGTCACCATTTTGTGGTAACTCATCATCAATTATATAACTTCCACCAGATTGTGTTTTTGTGTAAGTACCAGTAGTTGTATTGACAGTTTGGATTATATAATTTTTATATTTTCCATTTTCTAATAAACTAATAGACATACCAGCAGTAATATCACCAGCTATAATAGCATCTCTTAATGCAGCTTCTGAAGTAAACGCTGCACCACCACCAAAACTTATCTTTTTCCAAATATAATATGTCCCATTCGTACCAAAACATTCATACAAAGCATCATTTGCTTTAATAATATCGCCAGGATTACCAACAGTTGAAGTTGTAGGAACATTTCCACTGCTAGTTTTGGTATATCTATTATCTGATTCTATCTTTGAGTATGAATTGCCACTAATTATTTCATAATCATTATCAATCCAACGATAATGAATATAATTATTATTTTCTAATTTATAATAATCAGTTTTTTCATCGCCTTCTTGCGGCAAATCATCGTTCTCACCTAAAATCATATATTTTACTTTCGTATTATCATATGTATCTCTTCTTAAAATTTCGGTGTATTTTAATCCACCAGTGGCAGACGCATCTGTTTCTAAAATATAAAGTTTATATTTATTAGTGCTTAAATCAACTAATTTTACTAATTGCCCAGCCTTTGCTAGACCAGATAATCTATATGCGTCTAGTCTTTCTGATGTAGTAAAAATCAAATAATTCTCTGACACTGGTGATGTAATTATCATATCACCCTTTACCATTTTAACACCTCCGTATTAAAATTTATTTAATTATTATTGTATCTTACCTCTGATAATTTTAATACTATATTAATATTATTTATATTTGAAGGGTTAGCGTGTTCATACCCCTTAACATATAAACGAATATCTGTCGGCATATTATTTTCAATATATATTCCCATACAGAATCCCTCTTCTAACTTAGTAATTAATTCAATACTTGGTTCTATATCTATTTTAGTATTCTCTGTTATAGTATATTTATTATCAAAAATACTTGCATTAATAGTATAATAATGTAAATTATTTTGTGAAATATAAGTCCAATTTTGTACTCCAATATTATAATTCATTATAAAATCTTTACCACCACCAATATTACCCTGTTCAGATAATTCTTTAATATAATCATCTACCGCTCCAATAGTTGGAAGCATTTTATTTCTATTGGTATTACTCAAAGTCGTATCGTTAAAAGCTGTGGCAATATTTTTTTGGGATAAGATTTTTGTTAAAGTATAAGTATAAGAACCATTTTCTAACACTCTATTTCTGCAATATATTTCGCCTTTAGTAGAAAATATATACTGAGTTAAATTACTAGTCCCCGCGATATAGCTTGGAATAATTGTATAATCACCAGCTTCAAGCCCGTTTACATTACCACTAATGGTTTCTGTATATCTATATATCGTTCCAGGCTCAACGCAATCATTCAAGATGCTCGTGCTAGTATATTTAATAGCATTAGCTTTATTAATTTTATCATCATCTAATGAATCTAATGCAGTACTTATCTTTTTTAATGCATCCATAATATTAACTGGAATTACATCACCAATTTTAGTTGAATCATCAAAACTATCAGAGCCTACTTTTGTAGATAAACTATTTATATTATTAGTATTATCATTAATACTTGCTTTTAAATTTCTTGCTAATTCTTTAATACGATATAAATTTAAATATTTCTGTTTATTTGCTTCTGATAAGGTGGAAGTTAAAATATCATTAATACTAATATCACTATTATTTTCTTTTCGTTCATATACATCAGTTGCCTCTATAAAATTTTCTAATGTATCAACTAACGTATCTAAACTGCCTAATGCTGCTTGTATATCTCCTAATTGATTTATAGCAGCTATTAAATTTTGCATAGTAATACTTTCACTATCAGTTAAAATAATATTTAAGTCAGAAGTATCCGTTGTAATAGCATCATCAATAACATAATGAAACTCTGTACTTTTTCCAAGAAGAGAATATTTTACCTCATTATTAACGGTTGTTGTCATACCATATGCTACTAAATGAAAAACACCCGAACTGGCGCCACTACCCATAATAGAACTTGGAATATAGTATTCTACAATATTCGTATTAAATCTACTTTTATAGGCAAAATGACTTACAATATTACTAGAACTTTCTCCATCTTTAAGAAAATTAACAACGTATACGCAGTCATTATTTCCTAACTCCGCAGGCATATGGAAGTTCAAGACAGTACTTAAATGCTCACCGGCATAGCCTAAAAATATAGAGCCGCCTTTATCAGCATAAAAGTCTAAATCTATAATCCTCATACGTCACTGTTCACCTCCATAAATTATTAAAGACCACGGTCTTTCTCAAAAGTAAGTAGAAAAAAGAAAAAACAACTCTAATAATCTAATTTATAAATAAAAAAAGAAGAACAGATAAAAATCTGTTCTTCTACATCGCATTTATATTCAATTATTCGAGCACTTTAAGCGGTCCTTTTGCACTATCAACTGCTTCCTGCCAATCTTTTTCTGAACCGCCACCGATAAGAAAAATATCCCTTGCATTTTTAAAACCTTTAAATGTAAAGTAATCAATGACCTGAAAATTTGCATCTAAGCAATCAACAAGAGAATTATACTTTTTTACAAATACACTGTGAAGTAAACGGTAAAATTTATCCTGTAATTTCTTTTTGGCAATTAATTTACCAACCTTTTCATCGTAGACATCTTCTGGTGAACATTTAGCAATACCTCGTGCTTGCCAAGCCTTTCTATCCTCGTCCATAACATTAAGATAAAGAGCCACCTCGTTTTGAGGATAACGTTTATTATCTTTTAATGCAACACAAACTTGAATATAATTCTCCTCTAGCTTACTAAGCCAGTCAATACCCTTTTCTGTGTCTAGTTTTGCAACCACGACGCCCTTATCTTCATTAATATGATAAATAACGGGAATCTTTTTAATACATTTGTTTAACTGTTTTAACGCCTTATCTAATTCCATTTTATTTCCTTTCTTCTAATAAAATTTTTGTTCTTCTATTCAACTCATCTATTAAAGACTGAGCAGATTTATAATTATCAAAATAAGCTACTGGGTATCCATGCCCCTTACCAACAATTTCTGCGCCATACAAATCACGACACATTCTTAAAAAATCAGCATATGATAAGGACATAATTCTTGCCGCAAGAATATTATAACTACCAGTTGTACCTTCAAGCGGCAAAAGCGGAAAATTAGGAGTAATCATATACTTATGAGAAATTGGGCTTTCTGTCATTAAAAAGTAAACCATAATTACTCCTTTCTATATAAGCATCTCGTCCCAAAGAGAAGCAATTTCTTCTCTCTCTTCTTCTGTGAGTGTGCATAAATCTCCCCAATTATAAATACCCTCAAATAAGCTAGAATCTAAGTTAGGAATTTCCTCTTTATGGAAAACCGTTTTCTTTTGATTTTCTCTTGAAACATAATTAGGAATAATATACTTCTTAACAGTACTTGGCGCTGGACGTCCGCCCATTGCTCTGCTTACACCAGCATAAGTACCAATTTGAAGATAAAGTTCATTTATTTCTATAATTTGGTCTTGGGTAATTTGACTAGCCATTTTATAACTCCTTTCCTAACTTTCTATATATATTATAGAATAAAATTGAAAAAGAGTCAAAAATATCCGAAGATTTTACGCCAGAGTAACTGGCGCATATCTTTCAGACATTAACACATCTTCCATAAGTTCGATAGCAGTCTTATCAATAGAATTAATAAGTTGCTTAAAAGTAGAAGTTGCATGACCGCCAACAAGAAGAACATTCTTATCTTTTGTCAAGAAAGTATCATTTCTACTATCAACATTCCAGAAGATTAGCTTAGGCAACTTATAACCCTTACTTTCGTAGAGCTTTTCCATTGCCGCCACAAAATCGGTGCTGCCGCAATTATCAATCTCCATATCAGAAACGACTACAACTGCCTTTGGCATTTCTTCTGTGGATACGCCCTCTTCAATAGCTAAGCCTAAAATCTGTCTAAATACAGATTCTAAGTTAGTATTCATACCCCAATCTGCTCTTGCTACTCCTTGAAGAATAGACAAAAGAGAAGACTCTTCGGGAATTTTATGAAATCTAGGGCTAGAAGAGAAATTCATAAACAAGTTATGATATGCTCCCTTATTTCTTTGTGCAAAATAAACGGCAAGACCAAGAGCACTAGAAATAGGCAATCTATCACAGTCAAACATCGAACCAGAAGTATCCGCAACCACAATGACATTTGATTCTGTGCCATTGAGATAATCAGGGAGCGCCTTCCACTGAGCCTCAATTACATCATCTATCATTGAGTTAATACCATAGCCGCGAATATAAGAACGGACTAAATCATAGGGATAAAGAACATCCGCCTTAATAGTTTGCTCTCCACTCTTAACCTTATTCATAAAGTCGGAAAATGCTTCTGACTTCAACTTAAAAGCATTACGATATTTCTTCATCGCATAACTGGGAACAGACTGGAAATCAATGTCATTCCACTCTCTTGCACTCATCTTCTTCTCGACAATTTTTAAGTGAGCGCGCAACTTAGAGAGAAGTTTACGATATTCTTGTTCAGAAATATCCCAAGCCTTACAAATTTTCTTCGCTAAGGCGCGAGTTGCTTTTGAAGAAGTATTAATAGAAGGAAGCCACTTAGCTAAAAGAGAAATGTGCGCTTTCTCTTTAAGCATACCTAGAATTAAGTTATCAGAAATGATAACTTTTCTAAGATATTCAAGTACCCCATTCTCTAAACTTGTACCAAAAAGTACATAAAGAGAATCCCAGCGGTTATACTCTTCCACAAGGTGGAAATTCTTTCTAACAACTTCAGGATGGTTTTCTGCCAGCCATTTTAAAACCACCTTAAAAGTTCTTCTTTCTCCTAAACCACCTCTGATATCACCGCAATAAAAGGCGCACTTAGTAGCAAGTAATGGATTTTCATTAAAAGCCGCGGCAAACTTTTCAGCAATCTCATGCTCTTGACGTGAGCGTAATGCACCACAAGTTGAGAAAAAATCTAACATAGCGCTATCAGTCGTATTATATGCTAAAGCGCCATTTTCAGTTAAAGTTTCTGTACTCTTTGTTGAAAATGCTTCTGCAAAATTCATATCTATACACCTTTCCTTTTCTTAATTTATTTTCTATAATTATTATAGAAAAATTTTATGCTTTTTTCAATTTTTATCATAAATAAAAAATTCCCCTTTTCATTTATAATATATATTAAATAAGATATTATAACTAGTTCTCACTAAAATACAAATTTTAACTTTCTTTTCTAAAAATTGATATAAAAGAAAAAATAGACTATAATATAATAAAGAATAATAGAGAGGTGTAATTAATTGATGAATCTATCAAATTTAAAAGATAATGAAAAGGTACAATTATATGATAAAATTCTTGCAGCTAATATGTGTAATTTTATGACTTTAAAAAAACGTAATGCTTTTAATGGTTATTGGATAGATGATTTTCAGAATAGTGATGTAGATAAAATTACTTTTGAAATAATTAAATTAATTAGTAATATTGAAGAAGTAGAAGAAATAGTAATACATACTAAAGGTTTTGATAATTTTATCAAATATCTTGAATTTAAATATAATAATAGAAAAGGTAATATAAAATTTAAAAGAAGAAAAAATACTGATGAAATTTATAAACCTTTTTTACAATCATTAAAAGATGTAGCTAATGCTTATAATTTAGATATGAGTGTATATACTGATATATATAATACTTTTTATAATATAGGAGATAATAAATGAAAATAAAAGTTTATACTGACGGAAGTTGTCGTGGAAACGGCGGCATAAATGCACGTGGCGGTTGGGGCTTTGTTATTTTTGACGAAGAAGGTAATTTTCTTAAAGAGGGAAGCGGTGCCAGTTTTAATACAACGAATAATAAAATGGAAATGATTGCTGTAATTGAAGCCATTAATTGGATAGAAGAAAATTTAGAAAAAGATACAAATTTCTATGAGATATATACCGACTCGGCTTACATCCATAATTGTATGACACAAAGATGGTATATAAATTGGAGAAATAATAATTGGAAAAATAGTAAAAAAGAGCCAGTTAAAAATAGAGAGTTATGGGAACAAATTATCCCTTATTTTATAAAAGCTAATTTTACCTTTCGAAAGGTGAAAGGCCATGCTGGTATACCAGAAAATGAATATGTAGATAAATTAGCTACTATTGCGGCAGACAATTTATTAAAGTAAAATAGCGGGGTGAAATTTTGAAAGTATATATAATAAACGGTGTTCCTATGTCTGGGAAAAGTCAGTTTTGTGATTTCTGTATAGAATATTTAAATAAAAGAGGAGCTTATGGTAGCTCTATATCAACTGTAAGTTTAATAAAAGCTATAGCTTCTGCTGTTGGTTGGGATGGGATAAAGAGTCCAGAAGATAGAAAGTTTTTAAGTGATTTAAAAAAACTATTAACTGACTGGAATGACATTCCATATAAAAGTACTGTTGATGCGATAATGCAGGATTATACAAAACTGTGCGGTTTTGGTGTTCCAGAAGATAAGATATTATTTTTTGTCCATTGTAGAGAGCCAGAAGAAATAAAGAAATTTGTTGAGCGACTAGGCGCAAAAACTATTCTTGTACGTAGAGAAGAAATGGAAAAACTACAACAATCAAATGATAGCGATGAAGGCGTTTTTGACTATGAGTATGACTATACAATAGAAAACTCTGGCGATTTAGACGATTTATATAATAAAGCTATGACTTTTGTAGATTCACAACTTATGTATTAAGGAGGATTAAATGGGATTAATTGATAATGTAGATTTTTTTGAGTTAGAAACAGAAAGATATTGGTCTTTTCCAAAATCATACCGCGGCAACCCAAAAACAGAAACAAAAAATATGATTTTTAGTAATGAATATATTGGTTCTCGAAAAATAGATGGGGCATATTATCGTTTTGTTAAAGATATGGATGGTAATATGAGTTTACAAGGACGTAATCGCTCAGTTAAAGGAATTTTTCTTAATAAGATAGGACACGTTCCGCACTTACAGAAATTCTTTAATGAGCTTCCTAATGGTACTTGTCTACTTGGAGAACTATATTTCCCTGGTGATGAAGGCTCACATCGAGTTACTACTATTACTGGCTGCGGAGAGAAAAAAGCCATTGAGCGCCAGAATGCCGGTAAAAAATTAAATTATTATGTCTTTGATGTGTGGGCTTTTAATGGAAAATCTTTATTAGATACTTCCATAGAGCAACGAATTAAATACTTAGAGGAAATACAGCAATACTTATATAATAAAGATGAATATGGTAAAAAAGACAGAACCAATGTTTTTCCTCGTGGAGTAGAAACAGTCGTAAAATTATTGTATCCAGAAGTTAAATATGCTAAATACTACGGAGGCGCCACTTTATGGGAACAGCTACAGACTATTTTAGAGAATAATGGCGAAGGCGTCGTTATAACTAAAAAAAATAGTTGTCCAGAGCCAGGTAAACGTACAGCAAGAAAAACATTAAAAATTAAAAAAGAAATTTCACAAACGATTGATTGTTTCTTTACTGGTCATACAACTCCTCCCACTCGTCTTTACACTGGTAAAGAAATTGAAAAATGGAAATACTGGGAAAATCCTCGTACTCATGAAAAAATATTAGGTGAACACTGGAAAGATTACCACGAAGGTGCGTCGATAGAACCTGTAACTAAACCTTATTTTAATGAGTGGGCAGCTAGTCTAGAAATTGGAGTCTTAAAAGACGGAAAAATCTTCCCGATTGGTTGGTTAAGTGGTCTTGCCGATGAAATTAAAGCTAGTCCAGATAATTATAAATTAAAGCCTATCGAGGTAACTGCTATGGAATTTACACCCGACAATGCTCTCCGCCATGGAAAACTTGTTCAATTTAGAGATGACCTAAAAATAGAAGATTGCACCTATGAAAAAATTTGGGGCGATAGGGTATGAGATTAAGTAAAGGCGCAGAAAAAATAAAGCGACTTATTCAAGAAGAAGGAGTAAATTTTACAACAGAAAAAATAATTCCAGGACTAAAATCAAATAAAGGTAAACCTTATCGTTTTGATTTTGCAATATATAATGATGACTGGAAAAGATTTGTATTAATAGAATATGATGGTGAGGCGCATTTTCAGCGAATAAAGCATTTTCATAAAAACAATACAAAATATAGAAATGCGCTTGGAAGAGATAGAAGAAAAAACGCTTATTGTCTTGCCCATAATATAACATTATATCGTGTTCCTTATTGGGAAATAGATAATATTAATACACTCAAAGATATATTAGATAATGAAAACTTTATAGTAAAAAGCCAATATCATAATGATAGACTAATCCCAAAGTAATAAAGAGTTCCCATCGAAAAATCACTTAATTTTAGTGAGGTGATTCCGATGGGGACTTTTCAATTTATATGTAATTTGATAATTCTGGTTGCTGGTGCGCTAGCGGCGATTACAGGTATATTGAAATTTTTTGGCGTACCTATTAATTTTTTTAGAAATAGACACAAAGAAAATAAAGAACTTCAAAAAACAATTATCACAGTTATTGATAAAAATACTGAAATGATAGAAGAAATTAGAAATATTAACTTGCAACAAAATTCTGACATCGAAAATATAATTGTTGCGGTTAGAGATGCTTTAAGATATAAAATTATGGATATATATGAAACTTACAAGCACACTAAAGAAATTCCAATCTCTGAAAAAGAAAAATTAGATGAAACTATGACAGATTATAAAAAGTTAAATGGAAATAGTTACATAGATAAATATTATTCCAGAATGCTTACCTGGACAGTAGTTCAAGACTATAAGGAAGAAGAAATTTGATTTCTTCTTCTTTTTTTAGTATAATATATTATAGATTAAAATAGAGGTGATATACTATGATGAATTTAGACCCGATAAAATTAACAACTAAAGAACAAGTAGAGTGTTTTTTAAAAGCTATTGAAGAGAGTGAAAAAGTACCAAAAAAGAAGCCAACTGTTAAATATAAAGTATTGCGCGGAGAAGAACTAAAAGAATTTTTTAAGAGGGTAAGATAATGGCTTTAGAATTAGATTCAACCCAATCAGCGGTAGTACATTGCGATTCTGATAAAATATTAGTAGTTGCTGGAAGTGGCTCTGGAAAAACCAGAGTATTGACAGAACGCTTAAAATTACTATTGAAAGACGTGGAAGATAGTAGTAAAATTGTTGCTATAACTTTTACAAATGCCGCTGCGGAAGAAATGAAAGAAAGACTAGGAGATACTAAATCAGCTTTTATTGGTACTATACACTCTTATGCGAATAGAATTTTATTAATGAATGGCTATGATACAAGTCAGTATATTGAAGAGGATAATTTTGACGAGTTTTTTAAAATTATAAAAGAAGAAAAAATCGAACTACCAGAAGTAGAGCATTTATTAGTAGATGAATTTCAAGATATAGATAATGAGCAGTATACTTTTTTCTGCCAGTTAAAACCAAAAAACTTTATGTATGTCGGGGATGACTGGCAAAATATATATAGTTTTCGTGGCAGTAATTGTGAAATTTTTATTGCTTTATCAATGACACCTGGAGTAAGGGTATTCTATATGGGAAATAATTATCGCTCTGGCGCAGAAATTATTGAATTTGCTAATCGCTTTATCTATCCAATAGGCAATAAAATAGATAAAGAAACTAATTGTCTAAATCCTGGCGGCGACGTGGTAAAATATAAGCACTTTGACCCTTTGGTATTAATCTCTTGTATTCAAGAAAAAGGAGATTATAAAGATTGGTTTGTTTTAACTAGAAACAATAGCCAAATTTCTATTATAACAGATATACTTGCAAAAGCAAATATTCCTTGTGATACTTTTAAAAAGAGTGAACTAGATAGTAAAGAATTAAAAAAGAAATTAAAGGAAAATACGGTTAAAGTTCTAACAATCCACTCGGCAAAGGGATTAGAAAATACTAACGTTGCCGTACTTGGTGTTAGACCTTTCTGGGATGAAGAAAGAAGAGTTGCTTATGTGGCGGCGACCAGAGCCAAAGAAACTTTACTTTGGTTTAGTAGTATTAAAAACCTAGAAGATGTACAAAGACCTAAAGTTATAACTTGGTAAAAAAAAGAAAGCAGATAAATTACCTGCTTTCTTTTTTATTTATTATTTAACTAATTTAGCTTCAATTCCGTCTATGACTTTTCCAAAAATACCAGCGTAGCCATCTTGTCCATTCGTTGTTTCAGTATCATACTGCCAATCAAGCCAGCCTCCGTTAAGTAGGTGAACACGGTATGCTATACGATAATAGCCATATTTATTAATTATTTCTTTTGGAGTATAATAATACATTCTAACACCATCAATAGCATTACCTTTCTCTGCTGGATATCCATCACCTGCATATCCATTATCGTAATCTGTCTGGTCCCAGCCTGTTACATCGTCAAGCCATCCTTGACCTTTAACGTGAACGCCGTATTTAATATCTCCTGCGGAAACTTTTGCTCTAAGAGCAACAAGCGCTTTACCAAATATACCAGAATAATCGGCACCATTTTTAATAACACCAAGCCATTTATTATTTACCGCACCCTGTGTAAAAACAACGGGTTCAGCTATATTTGATGACGGTGTTACGTGAGTGTCTTCTTTTGAATTATTATCCGTAGACGATTTAGACCAACCATTATACCCACCGTTCTTAATAATAGCGGGATAGTCTTTGTATGCGATATTCTGGTCGATAGTGCCAACGCCAGAAATAGATGGGCTATCTATATAGTTTGTCTCTCCACCGTATTGCCAAATCCCTAAGCGGTTATACTTATAAGAACTTGGCTTTGTGTACCATTGCGCGAACCAACAGTCATAGTCTTCTCTGATATGGTCATTCATCATAGCTAATTCTTCATAGCCAGTATAAATGATTGGATAGTAACCAAGATTCTTCAATCCGTCTAATACAATAGTTGCAACATTAGTAAGATTAGAAGAAGTCCAGCCACCTTTATTTTTAACTGTATTTGTTGGTTCAATATCAATAGCAATAGGTAATGTAGGTAAATATCCTTTAGCTTTTTGCTCTTTAAGCAATCTATCTATATGTTCTAATTCACTTTTTGCATCCGAGGTAGAGCAAGCATAAGAGAATAGATACACACCCCACGGCATACCTAATTTCTCTGCTTTAGCAACATTAGCAGCGAATTTGCTATCATCATTATCGGTTGAATTATTCCCCCAACCACAACGAATCATAACCCAGTTATATCCAGCCGCCTTGACTTTAGAAAGGTTAATATCGCCATTCCAATATGAAATATCTACACCTTTTGCATTAACTAGACTCATTATTACACCTCTTACATTAAATAATAGTAATTAATATTTTATCTAACGTAGTTCCAAAAGAACCCGCATAACCATCTTGACCTTTATCGGTATCATTATCAATTTGCCAATCGTAATATCCTTGAGAATTAATTGGAGAAACTTTATAGTTAGCACAGAAAATATACCCAGCTTTTCTATCAGCCTCATTAGTTTTATAATATACTACAACAGCATCAATTGGTTTTCCATTACCGGCATAACCATTTTCATCATCGTTAGTATTATAACCAGTGACAGGAGGTAGCCATCCGCCATCTTTCACATGAACCTTATACCAAACAGACCCCTTATTAACTTTAATAGCAATATCTGTAATTGGATGGTTCTCAATGCCAGCATAATCTTTTAAATTTGTAACTTCAGGTAGCCAGCCGTCTTCTTTTGTTCTTACTTTATATGTTACATTAGGTTTAACCATAGTTGTACTTGGTTTTACAGAACTTGAAGAACTAGAGTTTGAAGAACTAGAAGTTCCATATTTAGGACGGCCTGCACAAGAGATTTGAGAATCATAGCGAGTTCTAATAGCACATTCTCCATAAGCTGAGCTTCCTGTATTACCTTCAATAGTAGTATAACTTCCATTACCATTATTAGAAATAATAATTCCAACATGGTCAAGAGTATATACACCGGGGACACTAGAGCTTGAGGCGTTGCTCCAATGGAAGAAAACAACGTCGCCAGCTTTATATCCAGACTTTACTAATTGTCCTTTATCGTAAAAACCTCTTGCTAGAACGCCGCAATTAGCAGATTTTACTGGAATTAAATTGCTTGCCCCAGCTTTATTAAACACATAACATACATAAGCTGCGCACCAAGCTACATCTCCGCCTACATTATATCCATAAAACCAGTTATTTGGAATACAAGAATTATAACTAGCTTTATATTCATTTAATTTTTTTGCTTCATTTATAATATTATTAGCTGTTGCCATAATATCACCCCTTTTATTTTATTAGTTCAAATAAACCTATTGTATTATCTGGTTTCCACTCTGGTTTTGAAGTATGGTTTTTAAATCTTCTATAAAATTAATCTATATTTTCTAATTTTTTATTTATTCAGTCACCTCATCCCAAGTATAAACGCCTGTTGCGCCAGGCTCCCAGATATTGCCGTCGATATTGGAAATCCAGCGCTTTCCGAGGTTGGAACGTTTGGTGCCTTTGGCGTATGAGCCGGGCTCCCACTGAGGATATCCGTCGCCGGATTGAACGATATCAAAGAGCGCGGGCACCTTGTCGGGAGACCAGTCGTTTTGTGACCTGTGCGGCTGTTTTACGCGGTAGAGGCTGTCGCCGTGCTGCAGCAGCATGTCTGTTAAATAGTAAACGCCGTCGCCGTTCCACCACGGAAAGGCGGCTTTGTTGTCGGCAAGCTTTTCGTCGTTCTGCCCGTCTGCAAGCCCGTCAATGCTTGCGCGGATCGCTTTTGCTTCTTCAAGGTATCTATTCATCGATTTCACCTCGCCCTGTTATGTAGTCGAACGCCGCTGCTTTCTGCTCGGTTTCGGTTGTAGCCTCAGCCTCGACGGGTATGTCGGTTTCGTAATAGACACGCTCAAACTCATATTTAGCTTCGTCTACTGCTTCGCTATATAATTCTCCGTCGCGTTCTATCATCATGCCGTTATCAGAATATCGTTTGACCCAGTCTTTGCCGTATTCTGTGTATCGTTCTTTTACGGGTACAATATCACCTTTCATTCACTAATCACCTCGTTTTCAAAGTCGGTAACATCAATACCTATCGAAATCAGATGGTCAAGATAATCAGCCGCCGCAACGATTTTGCCTTGTGCGTAGATTGTTGACCAGTTGGTTTCGGTTTCGAACCAACTGAGATCTGAGCGATGTACATAAAGTTTTTGGGTTGAGGGTGCACCGCCTTGTAAAGAATTATGCTTTTTCCGACCAACCGTAAACGCCGGGCTCCCAGATATTATTATCCACGTCTGAAATCCAGTGCTTACTGTTGCGAGACACCTTCGCGCCCTTCATGTACGCGTCGTGTGCTCCTGTCGGCTGAACCCATTCCGGGTATTCCTCTAAGCTGATCTTGACGAACAACGCCGGAACCTTGTCAGGTGTCCAGTCGTCCTGTGTTGTGTGCGGCTGAATGCACTTGTAAATGTCGTCGCCGTAGCGGTATATCTTATCCTTTTCGGCGTTAATTCCGACACGCCAAAACTCAAACGCCGCCTTATTATCAACTAGCGTTTCATCGGTCTGGTTTTTCGCGAACGTATCAATCGCCTTGCGGTATTCTTTTGCTTCTTCAAGATATTTATTCATCACCACCACTCCTTCCCGTCAGATAGTCAAATGCTTCGGCTTTTTGCTCCGTTTCTGTTTTTCCTTCGCCGCTGTCAATCGGTTCATCGGTTTCAGTGTATTCGCGCGGAATGTCCGCCGGGTCGATGGCTTCGGAATACCTCGCGCCGTCGCGCTCAATATAAAAGCCTTTGTCCGAATACGTTTTCACAAACGCCTTGCCGCCGATTTCAAGGTTTTCTTTTACAATCATTATACCGCCTCCTTGTATTTGTCGACATTAAAGCCGATTGATTCGAGATATTCGATGTAATCTTCAATCACCACGATATGCCCCTGAGTGTAAATAGTCGCCCAGTTGGTTTCGGTTTCAAACCATGAAAGATTTGCACGCGGCACATAAACGCGGTAGATTGACGGTAGACCGTCAAAGGCGTTTGTGTTTGATAATGCTGATTTGGATTCGTTGAGAATGTCGCAGAGTGCTATGCAGCTATAAAACGCGCTGGTGCCAATACTTGTTATACTGTTAGGAATGTTGACTTGTGTCAATGAATAGCAATTATAAAATGCCTGACTTCCAATACTTGTCACGCTATCGGGAATGTTGACTTGTGTCAATGAATAGCAGTTCCTAAATGCTGCTTCTCCAATGTTAGTCACACCACCCGGAATATTAATCTGAGTAAGAGAACAGCAATTATAAAATGC